ATGAGGCGAAGATTTGAAAATAAAGACAGGGAGCTTGAAGATTTTATCATAAGGTTTTATCCAGCCGGGAATTACACATGGGTGGTTCCTGACGGCTGTTTTTCCGTAGATGTCTTTTTGGTTGGTGGTGGCGGGGGAGGATCGGATGTTTTTGGTGGAGGTGGCGGCTATACAAAAACCTTCAAAAAAGACACAACAGGATGGCGTGATGGAGATGCGATCTCTGTGACTCCAAGCCAAATTATTCCCATTATAGTGGGAAAGGGAGGAAAGGCAGGTGCTGCCAGTCTTGATTCACCAAATGTAGATGCGGGAGACGGTGGTCATTCACAATTTATGAATTCTGCTTATCGTGCAGAAGGAGGCCAGGGCGGTAAATGGAAGTCTTTAAAAGGAGGTGATGGCGGATCTGGTGGGGGGGCGTCGGGAAAGGCTGGATCTGACGGTAGCGATGGAACTTCAAATGCGGGATATACTATTGGGAAAGGGCAAGGTCATACGACACGCGATTTTGGAGAACCCACTGGGAAACGTAACGCCGGTGGTGGAGGCAGTAATCAAGGAGGTTATCCACAAGGGGGAGTTTCTGACTATACAGAGGGGAAAGGAGGGGATTCTGTCGGAAATGGAGTTTGGGCTTATGGAGGTGGTGGATATGGCGGCGGAGCAGGAGGAGCGGGAAATACCTGGCAAAGCGGTCATCAATCTCCTGGAGGCGATGGCACTGTGTTAATTAGGGGTAAAAAATATAAATCGTAAGTAGATGTTATGAGGCGAAGATTTGAAAATAAAGACAGGGAGCTTGAAGATTTTATCATAAGGTTTTATCCAGCCGGGAATTACACATGGGTGGTTCCTGACGGCTGTTTTTCCGTAGATGTCTTTTTGGTTGGTGGTGGCGGGGGAGGATCGGATGTTTTTGGTGGAGGTGGCGGCTATACAAAAACCTTCAAAAAAGACACAACAGGATGGCGTGATGGAGATGCGATCTCTGTGACTCCAAGCCAAATTATTCCCATTATAGTGGGAAAGGGAGGAAAGGCAGGTGCTGCCAGTCTTGATTCACCAAATGTAGATGCGGGAGACGGTGGTCATTCACAATTTATGAATTCTGCTTATCGTGCAGAAGGAGGCCAGGGCGGTAAATGGAAGTCTTTAAAAGGAGGTGATGGCGGATCTGGTGGGGGGGCGTCGGGAAAGGCTGGATCTGACGGTAGCGATGGAACTTCAAATGCGGGATATACTATTGGGAAAGGGCAAGGTCATACGACACGCGATTTTGGAGAACCCACTGGGAAACGTAACGCCGGTGGTGGAGGCAGTAATCAAGGAGGTTATCCACAAGGGGGAGTTTCTGACTATACAGAGGGGAAAGGAGGGGATTCTGTCGGAAATGGAGTTTGGGCTTATGGAGGTGGTGGATATGGCGGCGGAGCAGGAGGAGCGGGAAATACCTGGCAAAGCGGTCATCAATCTCCTGGAGGCGATGGCACTGTGTTAATTAGGGGTAAAAAATATAAATCGTAAGTAGATGTTATGAGGCGAAGATTTGAAAATGTTAATATGGTGATGGGTAATTGTTTCTCTCCTGTAATGGAAGGGAGTCAATTTAAATGGAATAATATTGTAGTTAATAGTCCAGTATATATAACTCCAATAAGAAGAAAGAAATTCAAGATAAGTTTTGGAGAATTTGATTTATCCAAAGTTTTGTCTAATGTATCATCTAATCGTGATATTATAATAAGAGATAAGTCTTCATATACATTTCTATTGTTACTTCTGTCTGCTGATCATTCTAAATTAAGTTTGTTTAATAATCATCTAACAGTTAATACCCAGGATTTACCAAGATATATTTTTTACATTGATTCCGAACATGAGGAACTGTATTCATACAAAGACGGGGTTTTAGAAAGTAATGTGACGATAATGGATCCAGTTGATAATTATTTCTATAATTATATTGATATTCAAATAAGAAATTTCAATGATAATCCTATCCCTGATTTTTATGTAGGGGTTGTAGATAATATTGGAGATTAAAAAAAAGTTTATGGTATGAGAAGAAGATTTGATATTGGTTCACCCCCCCCATAAAATTATAAAGTACAAAGTAACAGAACGTTGCCTTTCATGTACCAGCATAAAAACAGCGGAATTTATTGTGACATATGACTTGGAAGATCGCAAAATAATCGATCAAGTTGGGAGTGGACTCGCAAGTGAATATGGGTATATGACTGTTGAATTTGAAATTCAATTGTTAGAATATGGGGATTGGCTTAGTTACATATATTTCTATATTCATCTTGAAACAAAAAATGAAGTATTTACAATGGGTAGAATAGAACTTACTCCTACTACTACAAAATCAATGAAAACATTGACTCTTAGTGAAGAAGGGTATATGATATATCCAAGTGTTTATGTGAGTACGTTTAGCATTGTTGGGTCATAAAACAATATAGGGTAAATTGGTATAACTTGACTCTATATATTCATATACTTGTGTTATGCTGTATTCTTCTCTACTTAGTTCTTGCATATATGCATAACGGTGATCTGGAGAACCTCCATTTTTTGTTAGAATGAGTAAGTAGAAGAATATATCATCAACGCTGAATTTTAATTTCATGTTAAAATCAAGCTGATTGTTATTATTTATGTTGACATATACAATGTTGCTATTATATCCAAATAGGGCATTTACATTCTTTTCAGATTGGTCAAGGGTTGTACATTGGTACGTTGCATTAGCTTGCTGGGCAAAATAAGTAGCAAGACTTGCGCTACTGGACATATCCTCTCTATTGCATATTTTAAAAAGTGATACATTGTTTAATATGTTTGATCTATTGAAATCATATGTTCCAACAAAAGTTGGGATAAGACAATTTGCTGACATAATATTGCTAAATCTTCTTCTCATATTGTATGATGATGTATTTTTTTCGAAAGATAGTTATTTTCGCTGATACCTTAAAGAATGCATGATTGATTCTATTTTGCTATCTTTGTGACAAACAGTTATTAAAATGGCATCAGAAGATAACAGAAACATAGCGATACCTCAAACAGGTATGAACCGTGATCTGCATCCGTCAAGCCTTACGGAGCAGCATTATACGTTTGCCTTGAATGCCAACATAGAATCCGAAGATGGCAATGTTGGCATGAGATCAAATGAACATAGTAATCTTAAGTGTATAGATTTTGATGGGTTTAAAGTTATTGGATACAAGAATGATCTTACGTCTGGTAATATCTATTTTTTTATAACTAATCCAGAGACGGGCGTATCTAAAATAACTTATTTCAAGCCTGAATCTGATACAAGTATCCTGTCTGATTCCGATATAGAATCTATGGTATCAGGATCAGAATCATTATGTTCGGGCATGAAGACCTTGTTGGAAGACAATGAGCAGGATCCGTGTCTTAAATTCTCTATCTACCATCCTATAAAAACTATAGAGATAAAGACAGAGAAATGTGGAAAATGCATTTATTGGACTGACGATTACAATCCTCCCAGGTATGTTATTGTAGACAAGGCTCTGACTCCGGATGATGAAGGAGATATTTGGTATCATTATCATGGGTATAAGATATGCGATAAAGAATATGATAGGGACAAGTTCATGCAGGAGAATGGATGTTTTCTGGCTTGTGAGAAACTTAGGGTGTTTCCGCTACTGGACCAGCCATGCGTGGAGCCGGTACAGATAGAGTACGGGGGCAGCCTACGTGCGGGCGTGTATCAGTTTGCTGTGGCCTTGTGCGATGAATTTGGTAACGAGAAAACTAACTATACTTCATTAACTAACCCTGTTCATGTATTTGACGAACAATATATTAGGATAAATGATGGTAAATGGGGAGAAAGAACTAATCTTGGTATAAGGCTTAAGGTGTCTAATTTGGATAGGCAAGTCAGCCATTACAAGGTGGCTGTTATTCAGAATACGGTAGGATACAATGGGGAAACGCAGCCGGTAGTTGATTATTTTATAGAAGGTATTCATCCTATTACAGAGAAGACCATATACTATTATTCTGACCTTAATAATAAAAGAACCACATTTGAGCATATTTCCTTGAAAAGGGCTGTGTACAACACATCAAGAGGAATAGTGTCAGTCGGAAACCGTCTTCTTCAATATGGTCTTACGGCGGAAAAAGAATGGAATTTACAGCCTGTAGTTTCTCTTATGGGGCATTTTCTAAAATGGCAGGCATCGGTAGCCCACGAGGATCTGTATAAGGATGGTAATGCCTGTTCGTTGTATGTGGGATACATGAGGAATGAAGTATATCCTTTTTCTATATCATTTAAGACATCCACCGGATATAAAACTCCAGCATTTGTTCTTATTCCACCTCCTTCTGATAAGGCAAGAGAAGAAATGAACAAAGACAGTATCCCATACCAGTCTATAAATGCATATGCTCCGGATTGTTCAGGAGTGGAAAGAAAATATGTATGGCAGTATAGCAATACGGCAGGAGATGGGGTATTGATTGACGACGATGCGGTTGTTATAGATGAAGAACAGAAAGAGTGTAACAACCCGGCTACTGTAGGTCAAACTGTTGTAGTGGAAAGCAATTTTGCCACTTTTAAAGGTAAATCAAGATTTATTATCGATTATGATGATATTGTAGGAACCCCTATAAATTATTTGTCTGAAAATATAGGTCTTGTAGCTTGTAATAATAAGGAGAATGGAAACAATGAAAGACAGATATGTGATATAGCTACCAAATACAGAGAAGACGGAACACAGGATTATATGGAGCCAATTGATCATATTAGGTTACCAGAAATGGAAGGAGACTGCGAAGTTCCCCATCGTCAAGAATCTATATTGTCTGCTCCAGTTCCTTTAATAACTGGTATTGTAGAGGACTATATATATAAAGAATTAGAAGACATGGAGCACGTGTCTACCGACTATTTATATACAACCGGAGGTGAGAACCAAAATAAGTATTCTGTTCTATTCAATTATGATACAATGGATTCTTTATCTGAATGGATGGATAAAGCATTTTTTGGTGATAACGCGGGTGATGTATCCGGCGATGGCGAACGACATCTTTGTTCTGAATTTTATCCGTACTTACAGCCAGGAAGCATATTAAAGACCGTATCTGATGCTATATACGTTCTTGATACTATGCCTTGTACATGTGGATGTTATATTGAAAATTATTGTCCGGATCCTACTGTTTCAAGGTCTGATTATAATAACTTTCAAAACAACAATTACATCCTTGGAGGATATATTTTACATATAGATGGGTGGAGTCAAAAGATAAATGGAAAAGGTAATTGGAGGGCTGGTAGATCAACGAGTACGGTAATAAATGATCAATACCGGTCAAAGAACGGACCGAAATATTGCATTGAACAGTTCTGGCCTGATGCGTCCAACAAGCTCCAGGATATGATATACAAAAATTCGGACACCGGAATACCTGAAACCGATTGGGAATTTGAGGGATATGCAAATAATGCCACATTCGAAAATCCTACTGGAGATAAACTTAATATAGGATTTGCTTCTGAGTTTGTAGTTCGTAAGTTCGTGAGGAATGTAATGACCAATGCCAGGTTTATTAGAATCAATAGACCGGAGGAATGGGATATAGAAGGATATAAGGAAGAAAATAAGGTCCTTTATCTTGAAGCCCTTGGGAAGATAGATGGTATAATGGATGCTGTGTCTACCAATTACGTTCGTGTTTCTTTTTGGAAGGATATAGAGACATGGAATCCACTTGGCACAATACCGGTAGATTTCGATAGGCCTGAACATGCTTCAGGACATTCGGTTATTATTAATATAGCAAGACCTGCATGGGGAACTATAGATGATAAATTCTTTAAAGAAACGATAAAGCAAAATTATTTTTATGTAACAATAGAATCGCCGGTTGTAGCTGTTCCTTGGATAATGACATTCAGGAAAATACAATTCTGTGAATATAAGAATAAGGATACTCCAGACGAGGAGGAGGAACCAAGCAAGAAGCCGTCTCGTGCTATTTTAGGCGTTTCTTTTGTTACAGGTAAAACTATATATCCGTATATTTTTGGTATAAGAGAAAAGGAGGTAAATAAGATTGATTTGTCTGTGGATTCTATAACACTTAGATCAACTGTCTTATTTGCATCAAAATGTCAGACATGTGGAGATAGGCCCATCAATTGCAAGCCTCGTCCTTATAAATACGGGGATTTTGCATATTGGGAATCATCTGAGAAATATCCTGCTAATTTTGAACTTTATGATAGTAGTAGGATGAAAATAGACACAGGCAGATCTTATGGTGATCCAAAAAAATCAGAAGCTTATTCTAATATTATGAATAAGTTAACAGAATATTATGGTGCTCCTTTGTCAGACAAAAATGGATTATCTTATTTCAAGGGTCATTCTTATGGAGGGGTAGATACTTCTACCATATTTTGTCAACAACCTATACGTCATTACCGGTTCCCAGACAATAAGCATATACCATTCATGAACAGTGATGAACGTGGATATGACATAGCTTCTGAAATATATCCGGTAGGTATTATGGTAGATGAGAATACCATACAAGTGTTTTTGGATTTTGCAGTGGATTCTGGTTTGATTACGCAACAACAAAGAAATACGATTGTAGGATATGAACTGTATCGTGGAGATAGGAGACTAAATAGGTCGGTTGTGGCTTCAGGATTAGCCTATGATATGCTTAGATACATAGGAGACGATGGTAATGTAAATATCTATCCTAATTACCCATATAATGACCTATCACAAGATCAATATAATTATACGTCTGGCAAAAGAGACGAGTTTATATCTCATCCTTTCGACAAAGGAGGAAACGTGTGGTATTCATTCTGTTCACCTGATATTTATTTCAACAAGCCAGAACTTCCAAATGAAGTATGTATAGACGGGTTTCAAAGAGGAATGTCTGTGGGCAGTTTCGTACCTGTAGAAGATCATCCAAAATGGACTATCTTAGGTCCTGCCGCATACACGATGGCTGCGTCGCTTGCCGCAGTTGAATCAAGTGCCACAATAGCAGCTATGATAGCAGAAGAGCTTCAGATAAGGGCGCAGTCTGGATACATAGGAGGGTCGGTCGGTCTTACCGGAGGAGGATTCCTGACTAATTTAAGTGTGGCCATGCTGTTTTCTTCAATGGTGTCAACCATCAGTCAGACTCTTGCTAAAGGCCCGATATTGTACGGTAAGTACCGTTATGATTGGCTTAATACGTTTATAAACAATGGACCAAGACGTAATCATGCATGGTATTATACTTCTGTGGGATTATATAATTCAATGATAGGCATAACAGATCAGGATAAGTATGAACGAAATTTTGCCCGTGGTTTATCTTCTGTTAAGTACATTAAGTCTGGCGTATATCCGATGATGGATGCCAGTATGTCTTCTAAATGGGGAACCGGTAGAAATGATAATGAGGGACGTTTCTTATTCGTTAATAATATAGATCGTGAATCTTCGTTATTTTTATCATTTGGTGATCCAGGTGAAAAAGGAGATGGTAAATCGAAATATTTATTGGAATATCCGAACTATGTTTACAATTACGACAGTAGCCGCATAGATGATTCGGTTATTGCTGGAAGTGATGTTGTAGCAGGAAGAACATTCGAGCAATCCAAAACAGTATCGTACATCTGTTCTCCGTATATGAGACTTATGCGATATAGGCCGGATCAATATGGACAGATAGAAGATATAAAATGGATTTCCATAGGTGGATGTGGATTTTTCACTAATGAAAAGAAACTGATGTTCGGTGGCGATACGGTAATAACAAGATTCTCATTAAAAAGAAAATTCCCTGTTTTTTATAATAGCGCTTTTGGTATTGGAGACATGATACCATTCCCATACATGGATTACAGAAATGTAGGGTATCCAAGATATTTTGTTAATTATGATACTGGAGAAGACGCTCTTGAGACAATAGATAACGAACGTTTCAATAGCTGGACATCATCTAATAAAGGAAGATACGCTTTTTATCCAAACAGGAAGAGCTTATACGAATTAAATGGTGACACATCCGGCAGGTACGTTAATGGAAGATTTTATACATGGTTCTATGGCATTCCTCAGTTCCTTGTAGAGTCTGAAATAAATTGTAATTTCAGATTAGAGGGCCCTCAGTCTTATGAATTATTCTATCCAAAAGTAGGAGATTTTGTTTGGTGGACACAAGAAAAGAACGTATCTATCCATAGGGATAATGATTACAAGATAAGTCCTATCTATTCGTCGAGGATGACACTAACACCAAATGTATTGCCGGCAACGTACGAACGACGTTTTTATGACTGTGCTTACCAACGTCCTAATGGTGTTATATGGAGTAGGGCTGATGTATCTGAAAACAGTCAAACAGATCCGTGGCTGACGTACAAGCCTATGGACTATCATGAGTTCCCAACCAACAACGGGAAGCTTATTCACATGAAGCGTATTGAATCCGATCAGATTCTTGTCAGATTCGAGGATCAGGTTTCGCTCCATAACGCCATAGACGTAATCAAGGAGCGTACCTCCCCAGGGCGGGCTGAGATGGGCACCGGCGGTCTGTTCGCGTCCCGGCCTCTGGAGTACAACACGACCGACCTTGGTTATTCTGGAACCCAAAGCACTGAAATAATTAGTTCAGAATTTGGTCACTTCTGGGTAGATACTAAAAGAGCACAAGTGTTTATGACCGATCCGAACGGACGTAATCTCAAGGAACTTAGTGTAGGTATCAGACATTGGTTTAAGCGTCATCTTCCGTTTAAGATTCTTAGATACGGAATAACTAATATCTTAACCGGTACGGAGATGACAGAAGAAGATACAGACAATAAATTTATCGGTCTTGGTCTGTCTCTTGGATGGGATAATAGGTATAAGAGGGTACTTATCACGAAAAAAGATTATATACCTGTTAAGAACCCGGCATATTATAAATACGATGGTGGAAGGTTTTTGTACAATGAAACAGAGGTGCTGTCAAACGATAAGGAAATATCTTTAAAAGACGAACAGTATTTCAAGGACGTGTCGTTCACTATCGGATATTCGTGCTTGAAGCAGGAATGGATATCGTATTATTCATTCTGTCCCGACTATTATATAGAACAGCAACAATATTTCCAGACAGGAATAAACTTCCCAGCATTAGACGAAGAAGGTGGCTTATGGAGTCATTTGCTGACGAATAAGAGCTTCCAGACATTCTACGGAACAACATACCCATTTATATTAGAAGTGCCGATAAAAGAGAAATATAATGGCTCTACGTTGGCTTCTGTAGAATATGAGCTTGATGCACGGAAGTACGTTGATGATGTGAATTACACACTTGACAGGAAAATAGGTTTGGATACGATAACTATCTATAACGACACAAACAACTCAGGTGAAATTCATCTTGTCCCAGAAGAAAAGAATAATTTAGCACAACGTATATCATATCCGAAGATCGTAGGTGACCATACTGAGGTCCTGGATACTGAGGTATATAGAAGACATAAGTTGAATGACTTCTTCAACAGGGTTGACGATGACCGATCTGAAACACCTATCTGGATCAAGGACGATAACGATATAAATAAGTCGGTTAATTCTGATGCTCTTAATTTCAGACGGTCATGGCTGGATAGGTTGCGTGGTAGCTGGATGCTGATGAGGATAAAGAAAGTAATTAGCAACCGGAAGATTATATTCCAGTGGTTGATTTCTGAAGATAAGATTAAAAATAGATAATATGAGAAGGAAAGTTAGCATAGGGGGGGGGTAAAAACTCCAACTTTTTCATAAGCGATTTTATCCGGCTGGCAATCGGAGGAAACAAGCGTCGAACTGCCAGCCGGCAAAGCCACAGGTTTATCACTGAAAAAAAAGGAACATGGGATAATTGTCATGAGAGTATAATGAAAGGAGGTGAGAAATGAGGAGAAGGGTGATGACGGGAAAAGATACCGAATCCGATTTTTCCAATCAGTGGAATGCTAAGTATTACTTTCCATTGAACGGTGATTCGTATGAATGTGTCAATGGGGTATTAGGCGAGCTAAAAAACAATGTACAATGGAAAGACGATAGCATTTTTACAGGAAATAAATCTGCGTATTTTATAAACGATTCTGGAATTAGGATACCGACAACGGGATATGTAAAGAAAAACGCATATAGTATTTCCCTGTGGGCTAAAAAGTATAACGAATCAGTAGACCGATACGGAGGAATTATAGTAAGCCGAATAAAAGACGGAGAAGGATATGGACTTGAAATGAGGTATAAGAACATTCAAAATATTAATGATGGAATTAATATTACAACCAATAAATTCAATGTTTGGTGTCATTATGTGGTAACTTACGATAATAACACGATGAGTGTTTACGAAAATGCTACACTTGTTAAGACAATAAATGATCCATTCTACGAAGGTTCTCACTTCTACATAGGTCTGGATGATATATTTTTCACATCAGTAACCGAACGATCATATAATGGACTTATATGTGAAGTCTCCATATTTGAACGTATATTATCCAGAAGTGAGATAAATCAATTATACAATGGCGGTAAAGGATTAAAATTAAATTGATTATGCTATACATCCAAAAAGAAATCCAATTCTGGGAGACCGACGCTCCCCTTCCTGACTCCTACAAGGTAGGCACAATGGAAGAAGAATATAACGACGGCGCATATCTCTTGTTAGACGCCGAACAGGAACAGTTCCACACCGACCATCCGGAGGCAAGTCCGCTGGAATGTTGGCGGAAGGAACTCACTCCGGAACCCGAACCGGCACCGGAAGAAAAGCTCTGGCGTGCCCGTGATGCCAAACGGCAAGAAATCTACGACAAAGACATCCATCATTATTATATTGATGAACAGGATGCATATGTCTCATTCGAGGAATTAAGAATGTATTTAGGTAAAGAGTGGAAAAAGAGATGGGGTAATCCAATTATGGCTCTAAAATAATTTCGCTTCAATTGTAGTTTTCATTGTAACAATTTTAATAGCGTAGCCGAGGAAGTACGTGAGTATATCTTCGGCTTTTTTTGTTTATCTTTGTTGGAAAACAGATTATTATGAAACAGGTATCGTATAAAAATGATATATACCCATACAACATAAGGGTATTGCTTGGAGCAGATGAAGAGTATATAGTAAAGACATTTGCCAACTTAGAAGTAGAAGATCAGAGCTGGGATGGATGGACTGATGATTATGGTGGCAGAACTATTTTTGTAGGAAACCGAACCAATCACAGGAAAGAAATATGTTTCTTGTTTCATTCGCTGTCTGACATGGATGTTAGAGCCATAGGACATGAATGCCTTCACGGTCTTTCTATTTATTGTAAGTATCTTAATATGGATTACAATTTTGAAGCCGGAGGAGATGAGCATGCCGCTTTCCTGATGGGATGGTTAGTTGATAAGGTTTGTGATGCCTACCACAAATTCAAGAAGGAGGAAGAAAAAGATGGCAAAGAAAATTAAAAATTACGTAAAGGACAAACAACCAAAAACATTATGGAATAAAATTGGTCCGTTTGTAAGACTTAGAGAATATCTGGCATCTAATATAACACCTGATGTATATGCCAATGAAAGAGGATTAAAAACCAAAATAATGGAATTTTTTGGTCAAGATGTTCCGAAAGCCAATGTAGATGATTTTAGTCAGAATCTTTGGTTTAGATTCTTAAACCAACCAAATAACCTGAAAGAGGAAAACGGGATTGTTAGAATACCAGACAATATCAAATCCATTATATCTGACAGGATAAATGGTGGGTGGGAGAAAATGGCTAAAAAATATGGAAAGGAGCTTGATTCCTTAGATAATAAGATAATTGATGGAAAAGTTGCAGGCAAGGACGTATCTGATTTGGAGGAGTTAAGGGATGTAACAAGTAGGAAACTTGGAATGGTGGAAGAGGGGATAGATCTCTTAAAAAAAGCCAGAACTGGAGAACATCAAGTTTTTAACGAATATAATTTTATACCGGATGCTTACGGTGATTTAAATGATTTATCAGGCTTATCAAGTTTTACTATGTACCGTGATGACAGAGGTAGGATGGTTGTAAAAGATAAGTATGATTTTTATAGAGATGATCAACCTCTTGGTGTCGGTATTGTTACTAAGACTCTTGATACAATAGGATATCCTTTTGAAATAAGGGATTATGTAGAAGACAAAATTCCATACGAAGAGAGTGATCCAAACAAGATCCTGTTTAGATCCATTATTGATTCAAAGAATGATTTGGATAAAAGGATGGAGATAAGATCCAAAAAACAAGGAGGGGATTCTTCTAAGCCGGAAATAGATTGGGATTTATTCAAATCCAAATATGAAAATATGAAGCGTGTGGGTAAGGGTAAGCATCGTACTATGGACGTAGAAGGGATGAATATGATCTATGATGCTTTATATGATAAAGGTTTTAATCAACGCCAGATAGAAGCCGTACTTGGAAATATTATTGAAGAATCTGGTGGAAACCCCTACGCTGTATCTGAGGATGGAAAATTTAGGGGACTTTTTCAAGAATATTACAAAAGATATCCGCCAAAAGAGTTTGAAAGAGATAAAGAGAGATTTAAGAGCGATAAGCGTGGATATATCAACTATATGATAGACAGATTTTATGATCATGTTCAAGATGCTGGGAAGTATAGTATAAAAGATACTAAATACAAAAAAGCTATTCATGCAGTAAACGAATTTATGTCAGAAGATCCAGATACGGATTATTCGTATCCACTTGTGTATGCTTTTGAAGCTCCATCAGATGAAGAAGGAACTTATGAAAATAGAAAGAGCGTATCAAATTTGATAAGCCAATCTTATGTTTTGGATAATGTTGATAAAAAGGATAATGATAATACTATTGTTAATGCTATTCTTGGAATAAAAAATGATCTTGAGCTACAAGACTCTATTTCCACTACAAGAGGTGAAGCCTTTAAAGAAGCCAGGAAAAGAGGTCTTAAGGAATTTACATGGAATGGAAAGAGATACAATACCAACATCAAGAAGGAAGGTGGCGTAGTTGGCAAACAGCGTGAAGCATATGAATATTTTACTAATAAAAGAGGCATGTCTAAGATACAGGCGCTTGCCATCATAGGTAACCTCATGGCTGAATCCGGCCTTAAAGATGACATATACGGAGACAACAGAACATCATACGGCATACAGCAATGGCATAATGAGCGCATGGATAAGTTGTTCAAGCACGCCAAAAAGAAAGGTCATTCTACACCAACATTCAAAGACCAACTTGAGTTCTTGGCTGACGAATACGAAGGGAAAACCGGATATTCTAATTTCTTATACACAAGAAAAGGAAAAGAAGGACCAGGGTATTACAACTACAGCCGGCAGGATTTTATGAACGCCGATAACCTTAAGGATGCTGTAGTAGCTTGGAACCAAGGAGCAGGACGTCCTCATAAGAGTGTTATAAGAAATGATGACCGTTATGACTATGCTATGGAAGTTGCAAAAAATCTTGGTTTGGAAATTGAAGAAAATTCCGTATCTTTGTATGGTCAAATGGGATTCGGAGATGATGGAGAAATAGCAGCATCGGTAACACTTCCAGAGGTAGAAGTGGCAGCCGCCCTCCCTAACCCGGAAGCCCAGTCCCAGGAGAGACAGTCCGAGGAAGAGAGATTCCGTACATGGACTGAAACGTATGGTAAAGACATCGTAAATCATTTACTGACGTTAGACGGGAAAAAGGATGGTGATGACAGTGATTATAACATGATGTATAGACAGCATGAAAAAGAAAGCGAAGAGGATAAGAAAATGGCTTTGATTAATGCCGTGCTTCCCAATATACAACTTCGCATTAAAGGCGTCACTGATAATTAGAACAAGATTGTTTTATTTCTCATATTAATAAAGCGAAGCCGGATTTGAGACTCGTTATGCGGATACCGAAGGTTGAAGAACGATATCAAGATAATCCGGCTTTTTTGTGCGATTTCGTGAAGGATGGAACTATCATCGCCTTGGTTGGACGGAACAGACCTACGTACTTTCACTGTCCTGACGGGCATGGGCGCTCGTCTCGCCTACTCCCTGCCTTTTAGTTCAAGATTTGTTGTCCCACCCCTGACGGTCAGTCGGTTACGTTTCGAGCCGTTCTTTTGTCTCTTATCTAAACCGTCATAAAATAAAAAACCTTGTATCCTATTTCTCTCAAACCGGATACAAGGCCGTGCATTTTCTTATTTGAACATATGATGAAAAATCATATCTTTGCACTAAAGAACATAATTATGGAGACAAAGTTAATCGAAATAATAGATCCTCACAAGTTACACGACGAACTCTTTAAGAAAGAGCAAGTCTCTCCGATAGAAGTTATCTACAATAGTTTCAGTAATTTAGGGTACAATGTGGTACGCCGCCCAGCTGGTCAATGTTTAGGAAATTTGAGATATTTTAACCTGTTTTACGATAAGAATACTCATCATTTTTATCAGAAGGATAAGAAGTTGAGATATTTTAGTAATTTTCTGATATCTGATTATTGGAAAGATAGGGTGAGGTGTTTTATAGTTTGGAATTTTGGTTTTGGGAGATTCTTCCCGTACAATGACTTCATAGAGGCTATGGTCTATGACTATCTCCGATATGGGAGGAAGTCAGTTCCTTATCTTAAGAGTGTGCAAGAAGCTGAAGAAAAGTGTGTAAGGTTCTACATTAGATCTCAAATAGATATGCTTCGTAAGGAAGGATATGCTGCATACCGGGCTAAGTTCAAGGAAGAATGTCCTCAGTATTTTATCGGAGACGATAGGACGGTGTTCAGATGTCTTGACAGCTCTTTAAAAAGAGAAGAGAAGATTGCCGCATGCGTAGCTCACAAAAGAGCTTTAAAAGAGGTGGTTATAACTTCTTTTATTAACCATCTCAAGAAACATCCTACCACCTTGTATTCCTGGTTTTCATCAGAGGTAGACAGCGAAGGGAAGAACAGGCTTTGTTTATCTGATAAGGCTGTTTCTTATTTAAACAAAAGATTGGTTCGCAATGGGTTAAAGGTTCTTTCAGCATCATATCTTTTTAGACTATTTAGGAAAATGGTCAAGAATTTGTTTGGCTCCAATGTTAGGTCGTTCTTGAATGGCTGTCTTATGTCTGTTTCAACAGAAGAGGTTTTAACCAAGTCTATAAAGAAAATAGTTTCCAAGACGGTATTGTTTTTATACAAGAGAGTACTCAAGGCTTATCGCAGGGCATACGGACTCAAGTACGATCCCGATTCAGGAGGTTTGTCCGCTATACATACCTGATTTTTAAACCTATCCCATAACGTTGGATTTTCTCGTTTGTTTCTCTTATCTTTGTGAAAAAAGATAAGTATGAAATTACGAATCATAAAAAATCGTCCGGTATTCGCTCCTGGTGGTAGTGTTCAGGATAAAAAACAGGATATTAATGTATCCTCTACTCAGCCTATTCTTGATTATGGAACACCTGTTAATAAATGGGGTAAATCTGATATTCAGAATATATATATGCCTTATGATGTGACTTTAGAAGCAGAGGAGGGGGAGATAAATCCATTTAGCAATATGCCTACATCTGATCCATTCTTTGAAAATCATGATGCAGGATATGCAGGATATCTTGCTGATAATAGGAGCATGGTTAAAAACGTAGAGAAATCAGTTGTTAATAATGCAATGAATGTAGGTGGCTCTGATGCTGATTCTTCTAAAGAAAAGCGATCACAAGATGGAAATCCTTTGGATCCTATGACTGCTCCTTATTATTCTTCTGATCTTGCTGGTAGGTCCCAGATGTTTGGTGCGAGTTTGGGAAGAATAAGGGCTGGAAACAAAACCGGTGCTAACATAGCGGAGGCGGCTTTATCCGGTCTTAGTCTTGGGATGGGTCTTACCCGTAATATTATGGGGGCTTCTTCTGAGGCTTATGCCGCCAGTAGAGACGAACAAGCGGCAAGAGAGAAACTTGCCGAGAATCGCCGTCAGCAGTTTATCCGATGGGAGCGTGAAGGGGGAGGTATTAATCTTGGAAATGGTCAGAGAATAGATACGTCTGATATGACAGGGGAATATATTTATCCTCTTCCTAAATCTATGGAGGATAATGCCAATGTTGAGATAGAAAAAGGAGAATATGTTTCGACTCCGGATGATGTTGGCCCTATGGAGGCAAAAGGTAGCAGGCATGAAGACGGCGGCACTCCTGTTGATTTACCCGAAGCTCATATTATTTCAGATTACCGTACTATCGATGATGATTTTGCTTCTTACATAAGGGAAAATTATGGCATTAGAGCTACGGAAAAAGATACGTATGCTACGCTTCTTGATAGGTACAAGAAAAAAATAGGATTGTCTGAAAAGTATGATGATCAGGAACGTGTTTTCAAGAGGTTGGAAAAGAATAAGGATGTTAAGGATAAAAACACTTCTGAGTTAAATAAGTCCATTCTTTCTAAGTACGTAAATGATAATCAAAAGGAAATAGACGAACTTGAGGCGCAATTCAGGTCTTTTGCTGACATCGTTTATAACAAGCAAGAGGAATCCAAGCGCCAAGAAAAGATAGATGCTTTCTTTAGAGATGGCGGAAAAGTTGATTTAAATGCTGTGAGAAAACAAGCTAAGGCTCTTAACGTATCTGAATCTGATGCTAAAAATTGGATATATGATGAGTATGTAAAGAGAGTTAGGAAAATGGCTGAAGGCGGTCCTACCAAGGAACAGATAGAGTGGGGTAAGAAAGTACAGCAGCTTTTAATGAAGCAGTTTGGACGTACTCTTAATATGTCTATAGTAGATGTTGCGGACAGAGAGCAGATTCTTAATCCTGATTCTGGTGTAAATTCTAATCAAAATCTGCAACATAGAAGTAGTGCCGGTTATGGTAGGGTAAATAACAAGGCTATTTCTAATTTGCTTGATATTAACCGTTGGGCTAATAAATACAATACGGATGGTGATTTTAATACAGAAGGATTCCAGACTGGATACAATAGCCAACTAAATAGCCTATGGGCTTTGGCGGAATCAGGTGCTATAGCCAATGCCGAAAAAGCCAAGAAATTTAGAGACGAATACGGATTTTGGGGAGAAGATGCCGGTAAGTACGACCAAGGAAGTAAATCGGCATATAACTCATTTGCCGTAGATGACAAATTTGGACAAACTACGGCAACCAGATCATTTTATGGATTGGATGTAGTTACTCCTGAACAAAAGAGATTGTTGAATGAAAAAGGGATAAAGAATTATGTTGACTTATTTGGTGATAAATCTGATGCAGCTAAGAAGATTCTGGGTGCCGATTATAATAAGTTTGCTGCTTTAAGAGATAGTGGTTTGATGTCGGAAATGGACTTCGTATTGGAAGCCGTAAACCCAGCATCAAAACCTATAGAAGCTGAACCTGTAGGAACCGATCCTAAATTTCCCAACCCAGGTTCTCCAGGCAGGATAGAAGTGAAGAAAGAAAATCCTGTTATTGATACTACTGTAGAAACGGAAGAAAAGGAAGAAGATGATACAAACGGAAGAAAAGGCGTCGGCCCTGCTTTATCAGGCCCTATATTCCCTGAGATGTTGAGGATGCTTGATACCGGATTAGAGATAGAGGGATTGGAAAGGCATCAGGCTCCGAGAATAGATCCGGTTCTTCAATCTGCTGATCAGTATATCAACGAGCTCAACCGCGCGACATCGGCTCAGTTGGACACAATAGGTGACGTGCCCGACTCTCAGCGTTCCGCTATTCTGGCTAATATGAACGCCATAGCCGGAAGCAATATAGCCAAGTACATTAACGAAGTAAATTTCAATAACGCAAGGCAAATAAACGAAGCTGATAGATTTAACGAAATGGCTTATGTTCAAACAGATGATAAGAACATAGCGGAAAGGCAACGTTATGAATCCGGATTATTGAAGGCTATGGCTATAAGGGATGAAAATCTTGCTCGTTATTATGACAGTATAAACAGCGAGATACAGAATAAGTTTAATGTTAGAACTTCATTGAACACCATAGCTTCCATAGCTCCGAATATGAGAATGCTTCCAAGTGGTCAAATTATTTACGTTCAAGGTGATCAGGATGTGATGAATATGGGTGATTATTCCACACCTTACTTGAGAAGTTTAAATGAAGAAGATGATGAAACTAAAAGAAGAAGGAGGACCAAATAGTGGCTTCACAGTATAGTATTTTAAGGCAATATGCCCCGTATGTTAGTCCTTACAACATAGATCTTGTTAAGGACGTTATGATGTACAAACAGCAGAAGGTTGATGCTGCTCGTGAAAAGATCTATACCCAGGTAGATTATCTTATGGGTCAAGAGATAGATAAGCCTGAAGCCCGTGCTTATATGGAAGATAAGATGTCAGGTGTGATTGCTAACATCAATCAAAAATTCAAAGGCGTGGATCTTTCTTCTGATGGTGTTACGAGAGCCATACAAGGAGAAATAAGTTCGGTGTTGGATGATACGGTCATTAACGCGATTGCCGGCACCAAAGAAGGTAAGAGGGTTATGAAGGAAATAGAATCTATAAAACAGAATCATCCTGAACTTTATTCTCCTATTAATGAATGGCATGCTTTGGATCCTTATTATAAATGGCGATCAGATGGTAAAGCCGGATCGAGGCTTGGAGGTCTTCATTATTCTCCTTATATTGATTATACTAAGGAAATAAATAAATTGGTTAGTGATTTTAGGGAAAACAATAAAGGAAGGAAGATTCAGACTACAGAATATGATGTAGAGGGTAAACCTACTGGTGGAATTATAGAAGTCAACGTAGATGAACTTACTGATTCCCAGATAAGGAATTTCGTGTCTGCTAACTTATCTGAAAACATGAGGAATCAGATGAGAATAGAAGCATCATACATGGCAGCTACCAATCCAGTATTCAGTAATCCGGATTTGGTTAGCCAATACATTGGATCTTATGTCGAAAGATACGATAGGCATATAGGAGCATTGGAAGCAAAAAAGAAATCAGTAGGGGACAATAAGGATATTATTGATCGTATCGATAGTCAGATACAGGAAGCTAAAAATCAGAAAGCAGAAGCCAAGAGGGAGGCAGATATGATAATAGCTTCATCAGATCCGGTAGCGGCTGCTAATTTTGTTGTTACCAATAATCTTTTCGATAAGATGACTGATGCATGGAGATACGACAATACAAGTTTTGAAAGGAAGAAAGATGATCTTTATTTTGCAAGATTGGCAGAGGATAGGGCTCAGCAAAAGTTTTTGACTGACAATGCCAAGTCTATGGTTGAAATATCATTGGCGAATGAGCAGCTTGCTCAGGCTAAGATTGAAACCGAATACATGCGTACTTACGGTTCCAAGATGGGCACTGAAAGCTCATCCGGAGGCACAAGAGGAGCAGGCGGTGTAGGAGTGCCGATGGCTCCTATGGACGGGCCTACGGCTATCAATTCTGGAACGGGTAAGATAGGATCTGTTAATTTGGCTAATATCCCTTATGAACAACTCACATCTTCTTCCACAGAGCGTAGAGCAAATTTATTGAAACTATATAATTCATTATCTCCTACAGACAGAAGCAATATCGTTGCAGCATCATACGAAGAAGAAAAGACTGACCCAGGATTGTATGCTAATATGACTCCCGAAGAACGAGTGTATTCGTATTTAAAAAATAATGGAGGTCAGAAAAATGGATATTTCGGACAAGGCAATAACAGATTATCGGAAGCTTATGACGCTTTATTGGTTTCTGATTCTAAGGCAAATGGAGCTTTGAAGGTTATAAATAATATAACTGATTATCAAATAGATAATATAGTTACTGAAAAAAATAAGGATATTATCAGGAAAGTTCGTGATGCTAAGTTCATGAAAGGAAATTCTTTTATGAATCTTACTGATACTGATGATAAGGCTGGAGCTTTCCTACTCGCCACAGCCATAACAACTGGTGTATCCGATGCCGTAGGGTTTAGAGAATATATGATGGATCCTTCAAGAGGGATAGACATTCTTAGTGCTATATCTCCGTCATTAGGAGCTAAGGCGAGTGCCGGTAAGTTGGGGAAAAACATATCTGATGCTATTACAAGCGAGGGCAATAGTTCTTCTACTGGTACATTGGCTCTTATTAATGGAATGAAGAAACTCAATGGCGATCCTGATTTTAATATATCTGATTATATGACCATAGATAAGGACGGTGATATAGATTTAAAAGATTATCAGGAAGGTGAACCGTTAACTATTACCCAGCTAAGATATGCTGAGAAAAACAGTAGGGTGTCTGATATGATAGCAGGTCAGATGCAGGATGAGATAAAAATGTCCGTGTCTCCCGATCAGATTTCTGATAAGTTATCTCAGTATCATTACCTTGATTCTTACAAAAGATACAATTGGAATGCTGATTCACCGGAAAAGTCTTTACAGAAGGCTCAGTTTAGAAGATTGTCTGGTTACATGGCAGGAAAGGTAAACAATCTGGATCCTACTGCTATTAATACCATCAACATGGACGCCGAGATAGATAATGGCACTGTCAGAAGATTTTTGACTGCTCAAGTAGGATCCGGTAGAGACTCTTATGTTACAGAAAGGGTAGAGATTACGAATGATGAGCTTCTTAAGGCAGGCATAGATCCTTCAGTTGAAGAGCGCAATTATCCGGTAGATGGTTACAAATCAAGTTTTGGAACCTGTAATTTTGTAGATACGGGAAAGAAGGAAGGTTATTCTTATGATAAGTATCTTATACGTAATGGTCTTCCCCGTTTGGCTTCTAAGGCTGATGTCAAGAATGATCTTTATGATATAGTAAAAATACATGGTTCTTACCTTAAGCCAGAAGAAATGAATGTTGTTAAAACCCTTGTTGATAATTTTATTGACATGTCTGATAATATATCAGTTCAGTTGGAAGGAATGGATGATAGGGGTTCGAGAGAGGTAGCGGTCAATTTCTATGACAAAAGGACTAAAAATTCTAAAAATCCTGCATTGTTATTCTCGGATTTTGTTCCTTTGGATCCAGGTAATGATGAGTATGCGGATTACTGGAATAACATTCACCAGAAGTGTCCTCAGTATTTCTTTGTAAAATACGTGAAGGAAGCTGTTCAGGAGCGTCTTGATCAGATGAGGGATCCGTACATGAGAGGGATGGATATTACGCCCAACAATAACGATAAGTTTAGTAAGTTGAACGATTTTTTGCAAAAGCTTTATGGCAACAGACAGTAATGTAAATAGATATAATCCTGCTGCTAAAACCACTTACGAAGATGTGGCAAGGCAAAGGAAATTAGCCGAAGAAGAAAATTACACTCCGGCTACATTACCAGAGACGACAACGCCTCTGGTTCCTAATTATATGCCGGGAGAGGGCGTGTATGCTCAACCTGAATTTCCAGATTATGCATCAAGGATAGCTGCTGCCCAGTATGAAGAACCGTATATAGCCAAGGAGATAAGCAACAGCTACTCAGAGGCACTGGCTCGCAACAGCTACAGGGGGGCTACACCCGCCCCGCCGCCTCTTAATCCCTATGGACCGAAGGTAAGTATCCGTGAAAGTCATCAGATGGGTAATGATGGGGTATGGCGCACAAAATATCCCAATTATATCCCAGGTATAAATAATGAGGATTATTATGCCAGAAGGCAAAGTGGTTGGAGTAAGTTTTGGAATGGTGTAGGTAAATTTGCCTTAAAGTCTGCATTGTATGGGGCCCAGGGAACTATATCATTACCCGACAAGCTTATTAATATGGCATCTGAGGGAAGTTATAAGGCAGCTTTGAATACGAACATGGATAAGTTTGTTGGTGATCTTGATCAGCGAATAGACATGCTTCTTCCACATTATTACAAGAAAGAAGTAGAAGATTACAATTTTGGTCAGAAGCTTTTTAAGGATACTGGTAATTTTTTATGGAATGACGTCCTTGGCAACGGAATGTCTTTTACCGTAGGAGCCATGATATCAGCATACATGACCGGAGGACTGGGAGTTGGTTCATTAGGTAACATAGGCGCAAAATTAGGTGGAAGAGTCGGAGCTAAGCTGGCAGCAAGACAAGCTGCCAATAGAGGTATAGGAAGTCTCAAAAGTGTGTTTAACGACTATGTAAGGAAAGGAGTTGCTACCGGGAGGAATGTAGGAGAGGCTGCTAAGACCATGACGTTGTTGGCTACCAGTGCCGGCTTTGAGTCATCGGTTGAAGCAAATTCTTTTATGAAACAATCCGAATCCGACTTCAAGGATTATTATCGTAAAATTTATGGTCGTGATCCTAATGCTGAGGAAATGGCTGTTTTTCGTAATTCTAATGCTGATGTAGGTAGTGTGATATTTGCAGCTAATATGGGTATAGTAGGATTGTCCAACTGGCTCTTGTTTGGTAAATACATAGGATTAGGAGGAAAGGCTATACCAGGACTGGAAAAGAAACTTAATAAGCATCTATTTGGATTAGGGACGGAAGTTACAAAGCCAGGAGAGATGGCTATTAAGATAACCAACCCTAACATAGGACAGAAGATAGCTGGTAATGTTTTCAATATCATGAAAAGACCGGTGTCTGAAGGCTTATGGGAAGAAGGGTCTCAAGGTGCTGTCCAGAACACGGCTGAAGAATATGTTAAGTCAAGATATGACAATGTGGCTATGAATGGAGCCGTCGATGTTCTTGATGCTATTTCTGACGGATTTAAAAAACAATATACGTCTAAAGAAGGATGGACTGAAATAGGAATCGGTGCTATTATCGGTTCTTTATTCGGCATGAGAGAAGGCTTCTTTGGGGTAAAAGAGTATAGTAATAGTCAGATATTACTGGAGAGGCAGGTGGATGAATACAACAAAGCATCTTCTAATCTTAATACGGCGGCTTTGAATACGTTGAAGAAGTCAATGAGTTTAGGTCCGCAAGTTCGTTCTGATGTTCAGTCTATGACCGGTAAGGAACTTGATGATGCTATGTTTGAAAAGATGTCTATTGATAATCAAATGGGGACCTTAGAGGATTCGGCTGAGAATTTCAGGCAGATGGTTGATATGATGCCTATTTCAGAAATAGCTGAAGCTAATGGGATGTCTTTAGAAGAGGCAAAGAAGTACAAGGACTCTATTATTGATAATTATAATAATCGTCTTTCTGATTTCAGATCTGCTCAGAGTTTTGCTGAAGATCTTATAGGTGATGACTCTAAGATTGAATTTAGGAAATACGTGGCTCGTAATGCCTTCCTTGGTCTTCAATCAGAATCAAGGATGAAAGACATAGCTTCTGTCATAGAAACGCTTTCGGGACAGCCTCGCGTGGCAGATGCGCTAAGTACGTTCTCCCGGCTGTCGGACAGAGCGAGGGAGCGGGCGATGGCTATCCGTGGCATACGATCAAGGATAGAAGAACTTGAATCCGAAATAGAAGATCTTGCCACCCGTCCTCGTAACGTAGATGGAAAAGACCCACAAGCTGAATCTATACAACGAAAAACCAAAGAATTGGAAGATCTTAGAACCAATTACAATAATTCGTTGTCTGAGTTATCAACGTTAATAGGAAAAGAGTTTTCGATAGAAGAGTTGGTAAGTAAAACCGAATCTGTTTTATCATCACCTCTTTCTCCTATAAGCTCACAAGATGTAATAGAGGCTTATGATACGCTCGTGGCTTTTGATGATTATTTCAATGTAAAATCAAGACAAGAAAAGGAGTTTACAGCTAAAGATAAAGCCATGAGATCCTTGGTAAATGAATACCGTAGGAGTTTGATAGACTATAGGAATATGAATAACTTCTTGTCTAAGATGCTTGATAAAAGATTCTTAGCCGAGGAAAACAGAGGATTTTTAAAAGCGTTGTCTTCTTTATGGTCTACTCCTTATAAGGAGGATGACAAGGTTCCTGATTTTGCAGAGTCTAATAAAGTTGGTGAATATGATACTGATGAGGTGGTAGATCAGGCTATGTCAGAAGGTAAGATTTCGGAAGACGAAGCTTGGACTATTAAGGCATTTATGCACGCACTTGATAAAGTAAGAGAAGATAGGGTGAAGGAAGCAGAAGATGATATAAAAGAGTCACCGCTTACGGAGTCTGTATCGGATGAAGATTATGAGGCTGCTATGGATAATCCTATTATGGTTCCGGCCGTAAGGCAGTCTATAATTGATAAACTATATACAGGTAATGCCGATCTTCTTACTGCGAGAGAAAAAGATGTGTATGATAAATACAAACAAGATTTTGATGATTATGTATCGTCTTTAGGTGACAGTCCTATTAATCTCATAAAATCATTATCCGAAAGGGCTGATAGGCTTACAAGTCCAAGATCTGTGTATGAGGAAAACAAGACCGTTATTGATATGGCTAAATCAAATTTGGAACCAGATCAAAGGCAGGAACTTGATGATGCTATTTCTTCGTATGTGGATATAATGAACAGACGGGATAAAGGGGAGAAAGTTGATGAAGATAAGCTTGCTGATTCGGTATTTACCATAGAAGATCTTGGCCAGGTTGGAAACATCACGGATCTCCTTCCTTATATCGAACAAAACAGGATTATTGACAAAGGTCGTATCTCTGAATCTACGTTGAATAATTTTGGGGAGGATGATGCTAATATAGATTCTCTTGTAAATGAATTAGACGAATCCGATAATACGCTGGGAGCTAACATAGATAGTGCCCAGAATCCAGAGACGTTGATGGTAAGAAGAATATCCAACGATGGCAATGAAAGGTATGAAATTGCGGGTCTTAGAGCCGATAAATTTATATCTTCAATAAAATCATTGGTTCCTATTCAAATAAGTTCTGAAACGAACGCTAATGGCACTAAAAGGTATTCTCTTAACATAGGTGGAGAAACGGCTACTATAATTGAACTTCCTTATCATGCGAGATGGTCTATAGACAAAGAATCGGCTCGTGTTCTTAACCGTTACACAGATGTGTCTATTCAGGACGTGGGTAATTCCTATTCTTTGGTTTATAAGCGTCTTGATTCAGATGAGTTGGTTCCGTACAGAACAGGTGTTGGATTCGGGGAGAATGAAGTAGATAAAATAGACCAAGAAGCATTATCTTCTTTGAAAAAAGGAGATAAGGTTAATCTTGAGATAGATGTCAATGATACTTATAATCAGTCTCTTTTTACCGAATATGATAACGCTGTTCAGTCCGGAGATAGAAATAAAATAGAATCTGCCGAAAATAAGTTGGTATCCAATATGGTTATCAAGGTCATGAGTGGAAACAGATTCGTTTCTGTTGTAAAAGCTGACACGGGTGGCATAGATGGTATAAGTAAAATAAGGAGAACGGCCTTTAATAAGTGGAAGAAGGATGCTGGTCGGTCGGCCACCATCAACGTCGGCACACATGTTGTTGCCCAGACCCTTCCCGGAAGACCGGTGTTTAACATGAGAGTAAATGGACAAGGATATGGACAAGTAGAGAATCTTCCTATTACCGAAAAAGGAGCTGAAAAAGTATCTGATGTGGGGTATGTCTTAAACGGCAAAGTCGCGCTTAAGAACGGTTCTAAATACACAGGATTCCCATTTGCTTATTCTATATTAAACGATAAGAAAAACAATTACAAAAATGTAAGAGTTCCGGTAGTCGTTATCAAGGGTAAAAATGGTCTTAATTATCTTTTCCCTGTTAGTCTACGTTCTGTAGAATCAGAGGAAGGAAATAAATGGATGTCTTTTATAGATATGTTGCTTGAATCTGGTGATTCTGAATTGCTACAGATAGGTCAAGATGACATACAAGATCTCAATGCGTATCTAACCAAGTTAGGCCTTGATCCGGCTTCATATCAGGTATCGTATTTGAATCCTATTTCAGGGCTTAGGAAAGCTCGTGAGGCTATAGAAAAATTATCTACGGTCCCTGATGTTGTTAAGTGGGTAGAAGATGGAAGTAGGAGTGTGAAAGATATTGTGACGTCTGAAGTAGAATCTGGAATAGATTTCGAAGGTGAGATGTTTGTTGCTCCTAAGATCAGGATTCAGTTTGGTAAATCATCTTCCAGACCCAAATCACTTATAGAGGATGAACTTCCTTTCTCCGATGAGGGTAAGACCATTACTTCTAAAGAAGACGTGGATGTTTATGAAGAGGAAACGCCAGAGGAAGAGCCTGTCCAGGCGACTCAGCCGACGCCATCAACTCAGCCGGCTCCTGCGGCACAAGCTGCGCAGTCTTTACCTGGCAAGAAGCGTACCTCCAGGAAAAACTTCTCTCTTATGTTAAACGAAATAGAATCTCATATAGAAAAAGAAGGATTGCCGCCTTATGCTAATATTTTTGATTTTATAGCAAGGAAGATTGTAGGAGGCGATTTGAGGTTTCTTCGTGAGAGAGGTAATCCAAAAAGTCTTAAGGAGGAAATGGGATTAGAACCTAAAGGAACAGTAGGTGATAAAATATCCACTCCTTCTAAAAAGGGAGGTAAGACCTTAGAAGAATATGTTTCTTGGCTTCGTTCTCAAACGGATCAGGTAGTAGCGGATTATGTTGGTCCAAGATCTGACGAACAAATTATATCAGAGTTGAAAAACTTTTTGAAATATATTAATTTTGTTCCAAGCAAGGCTTTGAATTATTCTCTTAGAGTCAATGGCATGGATACCCTAAAAGAATATGGCACAAAAGAGGAAGTAGAAAAAATGGAATCTGACATCAATAGTTTGGTTTCTGAAGTTTTGTCTACGGTGGATAACCAAACTGTAGAAGATGTTTCTACTGCAATAGAATCAAATAACTTGCCTGCCATATGGGGGCCCGTGGAAAGTCTTGATATGACAAACGAGGAAAAAATAGAGTTTTTGAATAACGTAGCAGATTTCCTTAGTGGCATTCCAGAGTATGATGCTGTTGTGGAGTCTATAGAGTCAGAATCAGATAATATTTTAAATGATGGGAAAGAAGGAAGTGCAGAAGGCGGTGCAGTACGCACTGAGGAAGATGGCGATAAAAAGGGAGATGGAAAAAGCGAAGGACAACCCAGAGATGATGGCAAAGCTGAGGGAGATGTCTATTTACCTGGATCTGAAGAAGGAAGAGTAGATAACTATAGGAAGAACGGAGATAAGTTCTCTGATATTGCCGAAGTTACTTTATGGTTACTTAGAAGGGCTGCCGGCATAACCTCTATTCAAGAAGGAGATGAGATTTATGTAGAAGGAGATGAGGTTAATAATATCATGACTGATATGGAATCCAGATATGGGATAGATACTATTGCCCATAATCATACAGTTAAAGCTATAAGGAGCCTCAATAACGTGTCGGGATATAAGGTGGAATACGGTTTAACCTTTATGACTTACAATCCTTTTATTAGAATATCCAATCCAAAGCAAGGGTCTAAGGTTGCAAAAGATAAACCTTATATAGCCGAAGAAGTGTTTCCTCCGATATCAAGGGTAACATCTCCTTATTTCTTGTATGGCGGTAACGAAGCATATATATCTGTTCCGGCTAAGGTAGAATCTATACCAGAGAAGATAATAGCTCGTAATGGCATTAAATTTGGCATGAGTGTAACTGAGCTAACCAAATTAGGATACAAAAAAGCTGGTGGAAACTGGATATACAAATTCTACATGAACTCAGGTTTGTATGATTTGTACAACATCAACACCGGTGAGGCGTTCAGGGCTAAACCCGATCTTGGAGTTAAAATAAGTTCCAGTGAATTTATACGTTCCTTATTACAATCTGGAAGAGAAATACAGAACATGATAAGAAACATGAGTCAGGAAGAGATAGACAGGAATAAGAATCTTGTAAAAAATTCTGATAATTCAGATTCTATAAATGAGTTAAATAAGGAGTGTTGAGTATGAGAAGGAGATACGAAGATACTTCAAGTCTTGTTTCTTACCAGTTGAAGACCAATCAGCAGGGGGATATAGAGGTTTATGTTGATGACAGATTTGTTGGAAACGTAAGTGAAGGAGTTTGCAACTGGAGGGATATTGAATACAAGAGCAAGGTTACTATATCTTTGAAGGGAGTAGAGAATAAGGCTAAAACTTCAAATAAAAGAGTTGGTCCTTATTGTCATATTAATAGCATATTTGGAGGAAATGAATCTTATCATGAAGGTCCAGATAGTAATATTAAAAAGAGTCCGGTTACTACTTTTATAATGTATTGCTATAAAAATGGGAATATTACGACTACCACCACTTATACTAAAAATTTATCTGGAACTCTTCAGCCAGGTAAAACACAATTGACTATCAATTACAAACAAAGTAAAAGTCAGTCTTTTTCTGGTGGTTCTGGAGATTATGTAACATCCGTATCTGATTTCCCTTTTGTTACTGGTCCGGGAAATGACAGTGTTGAGTTCGAAGGAGAGGGAAGATTGATAGTTGAAACAGAGGCTTCGCATTATGAAATAGAAGTTTCATAATTTCTATTTTTATAATATCTTTGTCTAAAATATTTATCACTATGGGTGTCAAATGTCAGATAGAAAAGAAGGAAAATAAAATAGAACGGGTTGAGGCTCCTAACGGGGAGTCTTCCGTTCTTTACGAAAGTGCCTTAAAATTATTAGGAAACAGTGAGCGGGCTCTTCAGGTATGGGCTAAGGCTTACACTCCTGGTTTTTTGTCGTATTACGGTCATTGGAATAACCCGGCTCCAGGGGAGATGTTTAATACCGATTCCAATGGTGAACCTCTTTTAGAAGACGTACTGTCGTATATGAAGCGTCAAACTTATTTTGCCAATCCTCTAACGGCTCAGGATGTTAAGGATGTAAGGGATTTTCTTTTATCTACCTATGGTGTTTATACGGCACCATCATTATCCAACATCATTCTTCATTATTTTTATGTAGATGGTAGTTTGATACTGAATGAGCAGAATTTAAGAAGATCAGGCTTGTATAATGAAACAGAGATAAGTAGAATCTTATCTGATCCTTCTGTTCTTAATGAAGTTTCGACATCCATGAGGAAGTTATTGGATTATTCCAATAACGAACATGATAGGGAAAAAGATAATTATTTTATGTCTGTTGACTATCAGTATGGTCCTATTGTTTACAAGGAGGGAGTGTTTAACCAATTTGGTAAAAAAGTACCATATAATCCTTCTGAGCTTTATTGGGCTATGTGCAAAACAGTAGGCGGCATAAAAAACTTTTCTGAATTTTCATCTGCTTTTGAATCGTTGAGGAACCTGTATCCTGAGCTGGTCGAGAAATTTATTTCTGATAAAAAATTTGCCGAATCTATGTTTGATGAGTTTTCATCTACGAATAAGATTCCGGTAATAAACATAGAAGGGGATGATGTGGTAGAAGGCAAGAGAAGATCCTTGTCTAAGCTACAAGATCTGTCTTATTACAATCCCGGCAAAATAGAGTTCCTAAGAGATCGTATATCAGCTTATTTACATAGGGCTAACGCTGACACTGAATCCGATTTAAGAAGCATGATATGGGATATAGAAGAGGCTTGTACGTGGTTTGGCATAGATATAATAGGGGCGTCAGAAACTTATGATGGCACAGAAGAATCTTTGAATAAGATAGATAATTTGATGATGGATCTTGATATTTATGTGGCCAGGCTCAATGATGTAAATTATGCTCCTACGTTGGCATCTTCTATTGATGATGTTCTTGGTGATAGCACAGATTATTATTTTGGATTATTACCGGAGTATATGGATAATTTGAATATCGTTTATTCTGAATCCAATATAGACCCAGTAGAAGCATTTGAGAAACACTCATTGCTTAAGGTAGGAGATAATCTATATCAAAGGATCAGCAAAGATGATCTTAACGAGATGTATCAAATATCAACAGTGTTAGCCAAGCACAACCTAACTCACTTTCCTGCTAAAATATATCCTGAATCTTGTTTTAAGAACGGCGTTTTGGATAAAGAGAAAGTACGGAACGTAGATGATAATACGCTCATGGATTCCATTAAAAAATACGTCAGATCGTTCATGGATCCTCAGAACACGGAGGACATGATAATGACCAGGATGGCGTTTGGGCACCCGGCGGTACTTGACGTTTCTTACATGGATGTGGATCGGGAGTATAGTCGATACATGAACAAAAAACAAGATAGCGAAAACCCATTATCCTTATTCGATTTATACCAATCTTACCTTGACAACAAACTCCATAAAACAAAATTATATGATAATGCCTATAAGTATCTTGACTTCAAACCTGGTCCATCTTTGGGTCTTATTTCTGATGATCCTGATATTTTGAAATCAATAGAATTATCTTTATCTGGAAAAGACAGGTTGATGTTGTTTGATTATAGCATGACCAGCACCGACCCTTCTTTATCAAAATTGTTTTATTTAGAGAGGTATGACTCTTCGTATGCCGGGAATGATTTTGAACACTATTTTTACACCAGGCACCCGTATTTGTTAAAAGAAAAATCGGGTCCTAATATCGTAGAGCAAGATGGTGTTATAACAGCCGAAGGTATTTATGATAATTTTATAAGAGTAGGTAACAAGATCTGGACTAAAGTAAGCGAGAGCAGTTCCGGATCTATCTACCAAAATCTGACAGGGACCGAATCGGAGGTGAAATACGATTCTACTCAGAAGGCTAAGACAGTAGAAACCGATTACGCTCCATACCAAAACAGATCCGGTCTGACGCAAGACATGACTGTAAGCAAGTCTGAATTAGGTGATCTTAATAAATTAGAATGTAGGTAATTTTCATGTAATATAATTAGTTTTTTACATTTACACTTCTGGGAGTGAGGCTTGTGAAAGTCTCACTTTTCTTATATATGCACGTATATCAGCAACATACAAGAAAAGTCAGACTTTCGTTGTTTTTGGATTATTTTCATTAAGTTTGCAATATTAGTTTCAGGAAGGGATTATGGAAAAAGGGAAAAAGTAAGAACGGAACGTAACTAATAACGGTAGGAAATGAGAATCAGTACCATCAAACGTAACAACAGCATTCATCTTATGTATAAAGACATTATGAATGATTTAGGTCAATTAAGAACTGTAGTTTCAAAATCCTATATTTATAATCTGATACGAAATCAAACCGGATTAAGTATCAGAACTATATCCCATGTCTTGAATCACACAAAAGAACAGGATACAGATTCTTTGTGAAAAGCGTACATTTTCATACATTTGTGTATTCTTTAGTTTTTAGATTTAAGTTTTTTCATGGTATTAGTTTAGAGATCAGGGCTCGCAGTGATGCGGGCCCTGGTTTGATTTACAGCGCTTTACCCAAAAGCGGCTTTGACAGCTTCGGCATTATCTCAGCAACAAACCCAGAATATCGTTGGTCAATTACGCCCGACGGCCGTCCCAGCCTACCCCTCTTGTTCTCCTTACCAGGCTTATTCTTGGGGACAGGTATTCGGAGGAGGTTACTGCAATAACGGATGTGGATGTAACAACGGATGTTGCAATAACAACGCTGCTGTCTGATTTTATTAAGAGAGGAGGCTAATATGGCTTGTGTTTCTAAAATAGGATCGTTGTATGAGATGGTTACGAAGAATGTTATTGTCAGTACGACAAATACAATCTTCGGTATTAACCCACGGGCTTGGATCGCCCTTCCGTGTGAGGGTCTTATCCTTCTTAAGATAAGGCAAGTAGTCCCCACAGCCGGAAGTGCTCTACCGGTACAGATTGCGGTCCCGGCAAACAGCACAGTTTCAACAGTAGGAGCCGACACCTGTTGCTCGGTTACGGGAGTGAATGTCGTGAACCCTATTAACGTAGCTGTAACGGGTGCTGCTATGGTAAATGGCACAGAACGCCTTCTGTACTTCAATAAAGTTCGTGGCGTGTTAAGATTAATGGATTGCTGTGTTCCAGTAGCGGCAGCCCAGGCGTCTGAAGTTAAAGCAGGTAAATGATTTCAGTAGGGTGATGGAGATCATCACCCTATTTTCACCTAAATAATATTTTGATCATGTTTTCAGATTTGAAGAAAGGGTTTCAGGTACATACCCTTGATACTAATACAGTACCTAAATACGAATTGGGAAAGGTAGTAGCCGTATCCGAACCCAGGTATCTTCCTCCTCAGCCGGGTCAGTATCAGGCGATGCAGACCCGCGTGGTGGATCTGACGGTAGAGCTCACTGGCGAAACCAAGACCTATACGGTTCCGGAATCCCAGAATGTGGCTAAGGCTATGGGTATAACATTATCTACCAGCATAGATCCGATTATGAACGAACTGAATGCTATAAAAAGCACCAGTCAAGACATAATAGACAGCGTAGATACCCATCGTGCCAAGATAGAGGCTTGTGAATCTATATTAGAAGACATCAATCCGGCATTCAAACAAACGAGAGAGCAGGATCGTAAAATAGCTGGTATAGAAAATAAGGTGAATGACCTTACTGATTCATTCGAAGATTTAAAGAAGTTAATTGTAGAACGTTTGAAATAAGTATAATATGATAGTATATGATTTAAATTCAGGACACAGAGAATATCCTGGATATGACGAGATAGAAGACAGACGAGGTGGAGGCAGAGGCAGAAGCCGGCGTGCTGATGGAACGTACATGGAGTACGGACATGGGTTCCTTCCTCCTTATGATCATTACGGTATGCATGAGAAGATGAAGGAAATGGAAGAACGCGAAAACGAGCTGGAAGAAAGGGAAAGAAGGCTTGAGGAGCGCGAACGTCGTCATGAAATGGAGGACCGGGAATACCGGAGGATGGGTTACGAATCCTACCCGACCGATTACTATGGAGACGACAGATACTACGGTGACGGACCTCAGATGCGTAGAGGTCGCGGACGTGGCAGAGGTCGTTCTTATTGAGGAGCAGACGCAGAGGATCCAGCTTATCAGAAATATGTAGATACTTACGGCTACCATTTTTCTAATGCTCTTGCTGATGAGGCGGTAAAGAAGATGGTCAACGTCGATGGATCCAAGAGGATCTGGAAGCAGCCGGAAATAAAAGATATTTTTGAAAAGTGCGGAGCGAAGAAGCCGGATAAAGCGACATGGGGCGATGTCCAATATGTCTTTGCAATGTACTATTCGGATGGTTTTCCGAAGGTCTTCAAATGTGAGAACGAGTTGGTGAAAGCTACGTTAATGTATTTGGATGATCCGGATGCTCCCGAAGGAGTAGCCTTTATAAGATGGCTTGCCGTGCAAGATTACCTCGGCGAAAAAATAAACTGGAAGGTTCTGACCTGAGATCCAGGCCCAGGCCCTTCCGGTGGTGCGGGAGCCATAGTAAAAAATATGATTCCCGCATTCCCGTTTTTCCCGTTTGGAAAAAAAAGGAATAAAAAAAATGTTATACCGGTCGGCGGGCAATAGAATACCCGTGGCCGGTTTGTTTCACATAACTTTTTTTTTTGGACATGAATATGGCACACGAATCTAAATCAAATAAAACCCCATTGTATTTAATAGGAGAGTTGATTGGCGTACCGAATACGGTTATGGACTCAGCATTGCATGAACTGAGAGATAGAATAGACAAAGACCCTAAATATAAAGATGTTAAAAATTGGCTCGAGTCTTTACCCAAGATCTGAACCTATTTTTTTCAATACCAGGCCCGATGCGATTTTAACGTATCGGGTTTTTATTTTAATTTATATTGTTTTATTTTAAATCTAATTGATTCATGAATGTCGTACATTTGTTGAAAAACTATTCTATATGGAAAATAAGGAAGATTACGTTGGTTACGAAGATCAAGAACTGTGTAACCGGTATTACAAAGAGGCTGACGCCATGAGACAAAAGCAGGACTGGTCTCGGCTTAGGGCTGTCCCTGCTCCGGCCAAGGGAACGCCATCGCCCGGCTGGGGACAGCTTGGACGTGGAAATGATGTCCGTGTTAAGTACGTTAGCATCAATTCAGGATTAGGAGGGGGCCGATTATGACTGTAGAAGAATTGGCTAATAAAAGATACGGTGGCGAATTTGTTTTCATGTTTGGTCATCTTGAAGGTAGAACAAGATTCGTTTTTGAATGCTTTGATCCCAGACCTGATCACGAAGGTAAAAATACCTATATGGTTTCTTATTTTGAGAAGGAACTTCGTAGAAGAGATGTGGTAGATGTACCGTATTATATGAATGTTTCAGCGAAATCATGAAAACACTACTTTTAAACGTACCTTCCTTCTCTGGTAAGATAGTTTCTCCTACCTGGATTAAAGCCGTAAGGAATTTCCGATCCAGATCGAAGGCAGAAAGAGACTTGTATTGTTCGATTTATGGATGCACAGGAGGGTGTAACTTGTGTGATGATATAAGTAAATATAGGATTTCAGAACAATTAAAATATTATAGATAATATGGTTAGAATCGCATATTTCGGAACCAATGGCTGCCCTGGTCATCACGTTATTCCAATACGAGGTAAATTTACGGAAGAGGATGTTAAGGTAATAGAATCTGTAGATTGTGATGATTTCTATAAGGTGTTTGATGTCATGCGTTTTAAGATAGCTGAGTTTAAAGGATGGACGATATTGGGAATCCCGGCAAGCTTAGACGATCATAGACCTGGAAGCAAAACCGTTATCTTCATAGAGGGTAAAGCTAACGAAGCTGACTTTATGGAAGTCATACAAGAGTATTCTTTTCTTAAAAATAAGGTAAAGAAACTTGCCGAATTGTATCATGATGGAGAATGGCTTGCGACTGGTAAATTGAATCAAGATCCGCCTACTAACGAGGAGCGGTTTCAATTTACGTTAGACAAGGATGATATTATTAACATGATTAGGGGAGTCGATTTAGATCCTTATTCTGATGTGGCGAATGAAATGGAGAAAATCGGATTGGGATCATCATCTGATTCTTCATATGATGGTCCTACATGGTCTTGGTTTATTAACAAAGTAGATATTTGGCAGAATAATGCATGGGGTGGTTTTTCTGCTGAGTTTTTGTGGGATTTGTATTGTAAGATAAAGAAAGCATAATAACAACTAATTTAAAACAAATCATGGAATTAAAAGATTTTAAAGATGTAGTTAGAGCAATGACAAAAGAAGAGTTCGAATCAACAATCAATGAAGATATTAAATTCGTTTAAGGATTCAAGTATTTCTTAAGACATGATGATGCTACGAGGATAGTAGAACACATCATGTCTGTGTTAGAAGCATCAGTGGACTACTATTATCCTAATCATCCTGAACCTAAAGCAGAACCAGGAGACATGGGAGAAGTTTCTGACGGATACCATACTTTCAATGAATTGTATCGGTACCGCATGTTGTACAACGCTGCCTTCTTTAATCTATTAGCCAGAAACGGACAGGTTGAAGTTTGCAAATCAAGGAGACACAGCGACGGAGAAAAATGCTTCGGTTCTGATGACTGGTTTATTGTGATGGCGATCCTGCCTACCGGTCAGGTATCTAATCACTATAAAAGCAAATACTGGGATTTGTTTGATGTTCCTGAAAGAGAAACCGCTTTCGAATATGATGGCCATACACCAAATGAAGCCGCCGACAGACTTGAAAAGTATCTCAAACTGCCTCGTCATGGCATGACATTCGAAAAGGCTTTAGAACAGCTTAAATTAGGTCGTAAGATAAAAAGAATCGATTGGGGTAAAAAGTATATCTGTATGTTTATTGCAGAATCTGACGTAAATATATTGATGGTAGATACAGGTCAAAAAGTAGCATCAAATTGGAATCCAACCGAACATGATATTATGTCTAATGACTGGGAGATTGCGGGATGAGTTTGTTTGTATGTTCAAAGTGTGGCTGTATAGATAATACAGCCACATCATGTTACTGGGCTCTTATAAGACCTTGTAAGAATCGTATTTACGATAAGTCGCTAAAGGGATATGAAGGCAAGCCTCTTTGTTCTGAATGTGCCGCTATTGAATATAGTAAGGGAGACGAAGTGGTGGTAGTTCCTGGAACGTGGCACGGTAAGTTCAAGAAAGAATGGCCTACTGAAGAAGAAAAGAAGCATATTGGTAAAAATGGTATTTTAAATTATTGATTTATGTGTGATAAGGAAATTGTTATATGCGCAGCTATCTGGGTTCAAGATTACAAGAATAAGCCTCACGGTCCCGTAAATATACCATCTGGAACCGTATTTTGTGGATTGAGACACTGTTCTATAATATCGCAACTTGCTGCATACGGCATAGCCCATAAAAACCGTAGTATTCAAGGATTTTTGACAAGCAAGAACCGGTTTCTAACAAGAGAGGAAGCATCTGAACTTGTTAGAAACAATAATCAAGAAATGGTAGTAGATAGGAATGCCATTAGAGAACAATTGTATTCGGAAGATTTATATTAACTAAAAACAAAATAATATGGGATTTAGAATCAAAAAGTCAATCTTTTATGATATGATGGACGGCAATCAGTTAGAGTACGAATTTGACAACAAGAATTTAGATCATATCACATTTAAAGGTGATGGCAAAGAATCTTTTTCATTTAACAGAGTTCTTGTTGAAAATTTAATTGAGACATTTGAGACCATGCAGGATATATACTCCGATAATTATAGGCTTAAGGTTTATACTGGTAATTGCATAATTCAATTGAACGCAAATCCAAAGGACCCCAGTAAATCCTTTTTTGACGTATATGATAGAGATGAGATGAAATTGATATACGGAATAAAGATCAGTATTCTGAAAGAAATGTTTGGCATATGCATATGATTACTAAACAAGATATACAAGCAGCAGCATCGTATATTTTCCGAAGCAGTTTTGTCTCAGAAAACCAGGCAAGGAAAGTAACGATAAGAGCCGGTAATAAAGCTACCAAGAACCTTGTCAAGACCTTCAGAGGAAAGTTGTTCAAGAAGGCTTTTGGAAGAGCTTGTAGAGGAAAGGATATCAGTTCTTTTGAAAGACAAGAAAAAGAAAGTGGTTTTAATTTCCTTTACAATCTTAATAATGGTCGTATGCGAAGCGGTCATATTATAATAGACGGAATTGGTCTGTTTAAACAAATAATCTATGAAGTTCAACATTAAAGGTAAAAAAGCTGATATTCGTTTAGGCAGAGGTCTGGCGAATCAGATTAAAATAAACAAAACCATCCCAACGTCTCATAAACCAAAAGAAGAACGTAGAATGATGTTTATTTGTGGTGATGATATTGCTTCTCTTATAAAGCGGTTTGAAAACGAATCAAAGTAAAAAAAAGGTCGGACATGTATCTTGTCCGACTTTTTTTTTATATATTTGCGCTATGGCAAGAGGTTATTATTGGATACCACAAACAGATGAAACGTTAAATGGCATAAGCTATTACGTGGCTAAGGTAGTAGGAGATATCACATTTGATACCAAACGAAAAAGAATCGTATTTCAAGCTGATAGATATTTCCCTGTAGGATCTGTTTTCCATTTTACACACAATTGCTTCAATTATATCATAACTTGCCGACTTCGCAAGCCAGGGCTTTGGTTTGAAGCCAGGAGAGAAGATTCGGGCCCTATTTGCCCTGAAGATATTGAACGTTTTGAATCGGGAAGGTTTATTCATAGAAATGGGTACAAATACAATGCATAAGCGTAACTTGACGATTTGCGTCAGATTATAATTTTTTTTCATATTATTTTTAAGCCATCAGACTGAGAAGTTAGATGGCTTAATTTTTTATGATATGCTTGATTTTTGGCTACCTTTGTCTCATAACAAAAATGTTTTATCATGGTATCAACGTGTATTATTAAAAGAGATAATAAAAAGAAAGTTGTTTCTGTCTCTACCAGATCAGGGGACAGGTCTATGTTATTCGATAAGATAGCATCTATTCCTCTTATGGAAAATAGGGAACGGGCTACTACTGTTTTTAAAACCGTATTTTCTAATAAGTTCTTAAAGGCTTTTGGCGACTGGAGAAGGAATGTGCCTATCAACAAACAGGCTTACAATAAGGTAAAATCTAACATCGGCCTTATTCCAGAGACCTATAGAGAAAGGGTGCTGGATAAGGCTTCTAAGATGAGCAACCCTATTCTTGTGTCGAAATCAGATGCACCTTATGGGATTCAAGAATCAGGCTTTGGATTCTATAGCCAAGATCTGGGTGATAATATTATGTTGGTGGATGCTATGGTTCCGTCAAGTATCTCCGTGCCGGAAGAACCGGGAATAGACTCAGGGCAGTATCTACAAGATGCTATATCTTCGGACTTCACTCCCGTATCTATGGTACAGGATAATGATGTTAATTATATGGTTATAAAAGACGGTCTTAAGATATTTAGTCCAGAAGAGCTACCAGAAACAGATTCTAATCCTGTGGGTGTAACGTATCAGACTGGAGAACCTCGTTTGTTTTTTATGAATGATCGTAATCAATTATTTGAAGATTACGGAGAAGCTCTTCGCTCTGGCGGGAATGATATCAGAATAGGATTCTTATCTGGCACCGTTCAAGAATCTGCCTGGGATGGCGTGGCAGACATTACTTACAAGGCTGGAAAGTATGTCCTTAACAACCCCAAATCTTTTATACCTGTTATGACCGCCTCTGCTTCCACTTCTTTATCAACAAAAGGTGGGATAATAAACTACCTTATAAAGAAAGGTCTTTTGTCAGGATCCAAGATATTCGATCCGGAAACAAGAAGCTATTATCTTACAGGAGAAGGACATGCAGGACAAATTAGACTTTTCAATTCAGCCTTAGCTTATACCGAACTTCGTAATCATTTCAGTTCTGATGTTTCCATAAATGATCAAGGCATGATAACCATAAATTCATTGGATAATAGTAAGGTGACTATGAGACTCGCCACCGGAGGAACAGAAAGAGTTAGCAAGGAGCAGATAAAGAGCGATCTTAAGTCTGGAAGATACAATGAATTGGATGCTAAATACGATCACTTTGATGCGCTTGTAGTTTCATTTATATTAGAAGACAATGATCTTTATGCTGATACTAAAGCTAAGATAGTATCGGATTATAGCCAAGAGGAACGTAATCAACGAAATTCTATTGTTGAGATACTGAAAACGCTGGGCGTTAGTGTCGTTGGCATGACCGATTATATAGAGAAGTACCAAACTAAATACGGACACGAACCTTCTGCTAAAGCATTGGCGGATATTGCCAATAACGTAATAGCAGTCGGTGAAGATGCTACTTTGTCTGACTTAGTAGAAGAAACAGCCCACTTCCTTGTAGAGGCGTACAGAGATCAGAATGCTGTTGAATCTGTTTTGCAAGACGTAGAAGGCACTGAAGAATGGAATCAGTATGCAAATCAGTATTATAATACATACGGTAAGGTATATGAAGGAACTGAACTTGACAATGTAGTTAGGAAAGAAATTCTTGGAAAGATCCTTGCCAGGGAGATGCAGGACAGAACGGCGCCCATAGAGCCCACCTCCTTCCTGGGACGCGTCCGGCAGCTTCTCTCTGGAATCGTAAACTGGCTTAAATCAGCTTTATCTACCCAAAGACAAGATTTGAATAACGTTATTAAAAACATTCGTGATCTTGCTATTACCGACATAGATAAAGGATTTGATACTTCTCTTTTAAAGGATAATGATTTTACATTATACTCTCTTTCCTCTATGAACAAGAACAAGTTTCTTGAGTCTAAGATCCGGGCATTGAGAAAAACATTGAGAGACTTACGTCAGATAAGCTCTGATAGGGCTGTAACTACATCTATGACCCTTGCTCAGCTTAAGACCATAGAAGATAAGATAAATAAGGTAGAGACCGAAATAGACAAAAATGAGATGGCGGCTGCCATGAATAGCATGATCTCCACAGCCGAAGCTCAGGTCAGATACTTAAGCAATGTAGTAAATACTATCCTTCATGGTGATACCAAAGACGGTAAACTTCATTTCAATACCAATGATCGAAAGAACGTAGATATTATCAACAATCAGGTTCTTCCGATCATGAACGATCTTCGAGGATATATCCGTAACAGAAGTACCGAATTTGACGAACGTGAAAAGCAAGATTATACAAATAGGATCAATACCGTCATTGCCGACATCAATGGTATTCAGTCTGATATTAAATCAGTACAAGATCTTGATGAAAGTACGTTGCTTGACAAGTTAATGAACGAACTTCATGTGCCGGCAGATAAGGTAAAGAAAGTAAAAGAGTTCTTTGATAAAGTTCAACACGATGTGTCCTGGATAAGTAGGTGGTTCGGTATATTAGAACATTCTTCCAGCCCGTTTAATAACGCTCTTGGAGCTATGATTGCCAAAGACAATTATAATGCGATGGTGAATGCCCAGCCAGCCATATCCGACTTCCTGGCATATGCGAAAAAACATGGTTTCAATAAATCTGAATTTGAAAAACTGCTTCAGAAAGTAGACGGCAAGACTTCTAATTATCTTCGTAGTGCTCTTGATATGGCTAAATACGATCGTAATAAGAAGCTGGCGCAGATGCGAGCGTTTGCAACTGCCATGAACATAGAGATATCAGAAGAAGAAATCAATGATGTGGTTGACAATAACCGTAATTATGTGTTTAAAAGAGAAGTAGTTGACAAGGACGGAAATACGGTTACTGAGAACGCTAAATTCAAACCTTCTTCTGATAGGGTTAATACCGACATCTTTACCATCGAGCAGGAAAGGATTTATACAGAACAGATGGAGAAGTGGGATGCTGAAAATTCAGAACTGGAATTTAGTGAAAGTTATGCCACAAGAATGGAATCCATATACAAAAAGGCTGAAGAAGAATTGGGGTATCCGGTTTCTCAAACAACTAAAGAATATCTTAATGCTCTTTCCCGGCAAAAACGGATATTGAGGCAACCTTTTATTGATAGCAATGGTAATTTTGATGAAGTTGCTTACTTCAAGAGCAGTAATTATGAAGAAGAAGGACTGCTTCGTAAACAACGTAAGGAAGCAGCTTCAGAATACATATATGTAGGAACCAGAAGAGTCGATAAAACCGGTGATCAACTCAAGATGGCCAAAGAAATACAAGCTATAAATGAAGTATGGAGAAAAGAATCAAATAATGTTACTAATGCCGTATCAGAATCATTTTTGGAAAGATTGAGAACGATTCAGCGTGAGTCTGGAGGGGAGGCTGCACTGAGAACGCTTATGTTAGGAGGACACCTGGCTTTTAATGATCAGTTTTGGAATGATATAGAGTCAGATCAGTCGGCACGCACCGAATCAAACAACAAGGCTTCGTATCTTAAAATGGCGCATGATATCATTAATTCTACGACAAGTGATAGAGATGCGACAGACGTAGAAGCTATTGTGAAAGATATAGAAAAAAACAGGGCTATCATCAAGGAAATAATTGGGAATAACCGCGATGTGGCTGACATCGGAGAAATCAATGAAGCGACATTTACCTCATCTGAAAGAGATGCTTTTAGGGCTGCATCTGAAGCTATTGAAACCGATTACGCTATTTTAATAGATTATGCTAAGATGGTGGGTCTTGAAGATATTGATAAATACCTTACTAAAAGCAGTAAGGCTGAAAACGAAGTCAATCAATCTTATTTAAATGCTCTTGCTGACTCCAAGGAAGTGGAATGGAAGTTTGTGCAACGTCATACTACGGCAAAGAAAGCAAAAAGGATTCAAGCCTTAAGGGATAAACTATTTAAGGCTGCTGATAACCGATATTTGTTTACTGTATCTGAAACCAACTACTTGTCAGAAAAGCTTGGAATAAGCAAAGAATTAGACGGTAGAGATTTTAGGAATGCTGTCAATACTAAGATGGCCAGCTTGTTTTTAAATAACACAAGAGAATCAGGTATAGAAGAGGCTAATGCTATTGTTAATGAATTTGCCAGAAGTCAAGTCTTTTCATATTACAAACGCATGGCTCCTACCGGATATGCGGCTATGCTTGGTAAAATAGGTCGAGGTGAGATAGACGTGGCACAGATGGTTAAAGACATACAGAACGGGACATCCACACAAGATTATGGTATGAATATATCGTACCTGTCTTTCGACCCTGCAAGAGCGTGGGTGGCTGAATCTGAAGCTGAAAATAGCGGTCGTAACCCAGATTATGTAAAAGATCATGGGTATGGTTATCGTATGCCCAAGAAGAGCCTGTATCGTGATGAATCGTATTTCAATGACTTCGGCATTAGATATGATGCTGATGGTAATGAGATTGCTACTAAAAACGTAGAGCAATGGAATATGATTCAAAAACTTAAGGAAATAAAAAGACAATCCCTTTCCTTATACAAAGAGCAGAGCCCCAATTTGTATGCTATTCCACAGATATCCAAACAAGATATAGAACGTATGGAGGGATTGGGTATCAACTTCAAAAATACGGTTCGTAATTTTGTATCAGATCTCTGTCTGGACAGAGTAGACGATTCTCTATACGGTAAAACCAGACAAGGGGAAGTATATGATCCAGAAGATAGGATTAGGTCTATACCTAAATACTACATATATGAATTAGAGAACCAAGATGACGTATCTCATGATTTTGGTTATTCTTATTCGATGCTTATGATGCAATCATCGTTATACAACGAAAAGCAGAAGTCTATAGAGCTTGCCCAAGGACTGGAGCAGATGTTACTGAATAAGCAATTTGAAGGCGGTAAGAAAGCTGAGGCAACTCAAGCATACCAGATGTTTAGAGACTTCTTTAATGACCATTATTATGGCATTAGGATGAACACCAAGAAACTTACGGTTAACATCGGTGGATACACGATAGATCTTACAAGAATTATGATGGCCGTTGAAAGGTTTATGTCGGTCATGAACTTAGCGCTGTCCCCGTTTGTGGCAGCTACCGGCGCTCTGACAGGTCATATTAACCTCATCATGGAATCTGCCGTAGGACAATATATAAGCAAAGATTCCCTTAAATATGCATCGGCTGAGTTTTCACGTCTTGCGCCATCTTGTATAGCAGAAACCGGAGACATAGATAGAAAAAGCAAATTATATGTCATAGGTGAGAGAATGGGGATATTCAATATCCGAAATCGTATGTATGGTGCCGGATATAATAGGGTGGCCCGGACCTTAATGCGTTCACCGATGTATGCTTTTATGGAAATCATGAACTACCCTCTTGATCCGCAGGTTATGATCGCTACTATGGATAACGTTCGTTATTACAAAGGTCGGTTCTACACGTTCCAGGATTTCAAGATGGAAAAAGAACGTGGTAAAGAACAGAGCACCATAAAAAGAGAATGGGATGCATTAAAAGATCGTACTTTATGGAGTATGGTAGATGTCGTAGACGGCAAGGTGGTTGTGAAACCAGGATCGGGTGTTACTGTTGAGGAGGTTGAAACTCAGATGGCTATAACCCGAAATCAGGTTCGTAGCCTGTCTCAGATATGTAACGGATCTTTGAATGAAGAAAACCGGACCGCCGCATCCCGCAACTGGATAGCCAGGTTCATGACTGCCCACCGAGGATGGCTGGTGCTGGCGGCTCAACGTCTGTGGAAAAGAAGGGGATTCAATTTCCAGACAATGCAAGAAGAGGAAGGGCTGTCAATTACGTTAAAGAATATGATAGCTAAAACATTTAGCTTAGCTTCCGAGCCTGGTATGAAAAATATCATAGATGCCTGGAACGAAAATAAAGATAAGATGGGTGAGGTGGAAAAGACTAATCTTAAACGCCTCAGTGTTTATGCCGGCACGTTCCTCATCATGCAGGCCGTGTCTATGCTTCTTGCCGGATGGCGTGATGATGATGAAAACGAGGAAAGCTGGCTTACTCAATTCGGATCTTATGTAGGATTTAGAACCATAAATGAAATAGCTTCACAGATGCCGTTTATTATGGAGCTTAATGTGGTGGATATCATTAATGACCCATTTGTCATGGGACGGAAACTGAAGGATCTCACCGATCTCAGGAACTACTCACTTGATAAAGTAACATCTGGTACATATAAAGGTGAGTCTAAGTTATTTAGACAACTCGCTAAACAGACGTTTATCAAACAATGGTATAACATTAAGACGCCGGAAGACGTAGCACGTGCCTATAACTGGTGGCAGCAGACGAACAACAAGTCAATGATGTTTTTCATCGGTGCCACTCCTGATTCAGAAGGAGACGATGATGTGAGCTACAAGTAGACGAAGAATATTGGGCTTATATTACTACAATATGGCTCTAATATGCTATCTTAGCATTGTCAAAGAGTAGACTATACGTTTTTTTGTTCTTACTTTAAAGGTTATGTAGGTTTAATTTTTTCTGAAATTGTTTTCTTACCAGTTCTCAGTCAGCGATGATAGAGAACTGGTTTCTTTTGTTATGAAAAAAAATGCTATCTTGCAAAAAAATAAGGTGATTATATACAACTTTACACCATATTTTATAGATACTATACATATAATAAAGACAATAAGTGATTTTGTTGCACCTGATACTTACTTAAAAGGAATATGAGAAGAAGATTTGAAACATCATTAAAAATATATGAATATCAAATAGTTAGCAACTGTATAGGGGGGGGGTAATCATTGATGATGAAATAGTCGGTACCGTTCCACAAAGTGGTGTATTTACCTTTCTTTCTATAAAACAACGTCTGGGTTCTATAAGTATCCAAGGAGGAGTCCCATCTAATACAAAAGAGACTATCAGCGAACAAACAGAATCTACGAAAGAGCTTGTAGAGAAGGATGACATTAAACTTAGGTATATAATTACCTAAAACAAAATACCTCATATTATTTTCAGCATAAAAATTTGTAACCTGGTTTTACGGCCTCTGCTTCTTCTCTCGTATCAAACATTAAGGTAGTGACAGCTCCTATGCCTTCACAAACGTAAGATACTTTCACCCACCACCTAAAAATCCCAGAGCCGTAATCATCATAGTACGGCTCAGAAAGAACCTCTTCTACGTACCCATCTAAGTAATTCATGATCGTTCCTCCTTGTTTTTAGGTTCTGCCTCTTCGAGTATGCTGATCACCTTGTCAACAATATCCGAATCAGACATTTTCTCAATAAAAACATCCATTGCCTTAGTTATGTCATTGGCTTCTTTTTCTTCAAGAGCTATTTCTCCACCGGTAATAGCATCAGACAATGATGTAGATAAGTGTCTTATCTTATCAATGCTCATAAACGTAAATGGATTACCACCCAAGCCTCCACCCATTTCTTTCATGATCTGATATCCACCTGAGATAAGTCTGCCTGATGTCGTGGCCAAGGAGGATACGATTAGGGACAGTACCGCCGCTTCCGTCCGCTCCTCGGACACACCCCTCGACCACACGGCTGCCCTTATAGCGCCGGCCAGATCGTCTATGTATGGCATGAGGCAATCTTCCATCGCTTGTGTTATATCAGCTATAACCTCACTACGCTCTTTATTTATGTAGTAGATAGAAGTATTGTACCTCTTTATCTCTTTGTCCATATCATTTAAAAGACGCTTGATATTGTGCTTATACATAGGACTGGTTTTAATTACTTCCTTTAGCTTAAGAATGTAATTATAAGCCTGGTCATTTACGAACAACGTCATGGTCTCAACCGTTGAATGAAGCGTGTTGAGGCTGTTAAGAATCTTATCGAAATTGTTTATCAAATAAGCTTTTCTGGCTTTTGCTGCGTAGTTAATCATCACATTCGAATTTTAGATTTTCAAGTTCATTCAATTGTTTCTTAGTCAATTCGATCAGGTACGTTCTCCGTTCCTCTGCATGTTTTAAAGCTTCTTCTTTGCTCTCAAAAGCATCCCTTCCTATTTCATAAGGAGTGATCCTATCAGGAATGTCGGCTAACAAAAGACCACCATACTCTTCTATTTTAGCTTTTACTTTTCTTATTATACCGTCTCTCATGCACGCATCTGTAATCCATATAAACCTATCACATTCTTCTAATTCCCTTTCGTACAATTCATACCATTCTGGTTTAGGAAATCTTAATGTAAATCTAATCTCGGTATCTTTTTCTAAGACATTAATATCATACGCCTCCGGCCACAGTTCTTTTATGCTGTCTTCATCTTCAGCATACGCTACCAATACAAATGAATTACTGGATTCTGCGCTACACCAATATGGATATTTTATAGGCCATTTGACTGGACGGTAATCATTGTCACAGTCATCCTTTCTAATGTAAAATCTTGCTCTAATCATGTTATTCTACTTTTTTGATTTCGCTCAAATCGTCTTCATACACCAAATAAGATCCTCTTCCAGGTCTTCCTTCTTTATTAGTTTTCTGGATTGTAAATATAACTGTTCCAGTATTCGTGATTTGCACGCTCTTAAAGAAACCAACAATAGGCTCTTTCGAACGTTTGTAAAGAACACTCACTTTATCTCCCTTCTTTAACCCATAAACAGAATCGAAATATTCCTTTTTAATTCTTTCAATATTACTTCTATGTTTGTTCATTGCATCAAACTCGTCGTCTAACAGTTGAATCATTTGTTCTTTTGTCATTTCTTTTCCTCCTTATTTAATGGTATTAACCCTTTTCCGTGCTTATCATACCACAGCATAGTTATAACATTCCATGCAGCCGCAGCTAAATGGTGCACGTTCGTCTCTTTATCCATTCTCTCTCCTTTCAGGTATGCCATTATATGTCTGGCAGCCGCCGCACGGTACCGTTCAAAGCCGTTGTCAAGATCCTGCCAAGTATTAGGACCATATTTCTTGGCTCCGGCATGATAGACTCTTACAATATCTTCAATCTCTTCCATCGGAAGCAAATCCCATCGTAGTTTGTCGTCAATGATGTCATTTTTCACTGATTTTATTGAAGTACTTTTTTCTGGATCTCCTATACGAATAAGTTTCATAATGTCTGTTTCTATAATAATTGCGTCTCCATTGTAATAAACTTCAGCAAACTTGTCATTTTCTTTTATGTTTGTTGCTGAAGTCACTAAAGATCCTTTGTATATTATAGTGTTTTTATTTATCTTATCATCTTTCAGTGTTTGAAAAATAGATCCTTTTGGATAAAGGATGTTTTTAGTATTATTGTCCATTTTTTCCATCGTTTTATCGTTGTTTTAATCAATTAGTATAATGATATAGTCCATTATTTTTCTTCTTCGCCTATAAAGCGATCAAATTCTTCTCCGCTCATAACAATGCGGTTAATGATAATTATGCCGTTATTGCTATAATCATCATCTTTAACTCCCATATCATCAAGCTCCTTCTTTAATTCTTCAAATGTGGGACCTGTCTTGCCTTTAAAAAATAAAGTAGCATGTACAACCTTTCCGTTGTTTAGTTTTACTCTCACGGTATAGACATATCCTTTTTCCTCTTCATCCTTTTTGTTGACACCATCAAGGATGCTATTTATCATGTTCTTATCCTCACGTGATAGGTTAGATATGGCTATTCTGCCCTTCAACCTAAATATTTCGTTTTCGTTCATGACTTTCTGTTTTTATTGTTTTCAAAATATTGTTTTACAGCTTCTATAGCCTTATCATCATCAAAAGCCTCTTCAAACTCCGTATAGAACCTATCTCGTTCCATGCAGAACGTGTTCTTCCCTTCTGGTATAGGACGGAATACAACCACCCTCTCTTCAGCGTGATTGGTTCCTATTATGTTATTATCTAAGATAATAGAATATCTTCTTGAACTTTTGTTGATAACAACATCATGTTGAAGACCATACAATTTAAGTATTTCCCTTAATTTACTTGTTTCCATTATTTGAAGATTTTATATTTTTAGAAGATACTGCTCCCGATCCCCACTTTTTCTTATATATAGTCCCCATCATGTTTATTAAATCAGAAAAAGAAGATATGGTTCCCATTTCTATACAAAATGCAAGATTGGATTGAAGCATTTCAAGTTCTTTTAACTGCTCTTGAGTTGCCCTGTTATCTAAAACATATTTATGTTTATTGAATACAATCCAGTTTAATTTATCAGCCATTTCTATGTAATCAACATCTTCAAATTTTGATACAGACCTTGAAAGAGTATTGTATTTATCCCCTATCTCTATTCTATCCAAAATAAGTTTATCATTTAACCATCCAGTGACTTCTGCATACAGCATAGGATTTAATTCTATAGCGACTAATACCCATATGTAGGGATCACACATAACATTTCTGTTTGTTCCTCTTCCTGTAGTCTTATAGGCATTATACCACTTCATTACTTTTATCAAAGAGTTGTTTTCCACTATATCCATAAACTCTTTCAGGGTTTCACTTTTTATGTATTTCTGTTTTTTAAGAATATAAAATATCCTTTCTGCGCTCTCCTTGTTCGAAAGAATATTTTCTATTCTCTTATCATTCCACCCCATCTCCACTCTTTTTCTTGTATATACCTCTTGTAATCCAGTTAATGACATAAAGGAAGTTTTAATGTCCTGTCTGATTACCACTCCATACAATAACCTGTCTTTAGAAATCATACCCTTTAAATTATTTAATAAAATACGCTTGTATTAAAATTACACGACGTAAAAATATAGATTGTGTAATTTTAATACAAGCGTATTATATTAAATTTTACTTATAGTGTTTTTTTTATGGACTTACATCACTCCTACTAAATTCACTTTTATAGAACCATTTATGGTTTTAATGCTCTCATCTATGGTTGAAATCACATCATCTATATCATTTATAATACTTTCCATGTCATCAACCACCTCCTCCATATCAGTTACAGCCTGATCTGATTCCCAATATTTTTCTGAGTCTTGTAACGATTCCGGTATATTATCTCTCGCCTCCGTCTCTTCATCTAAAATCATATCAACATCATCCTTGGCTGAATTTATGTTGTACTTCAACTCCGATAACTTTGATTTGATGTATTCAAAATCTGTTTTATACTTATTTACGTTGTTAATAACATCCGATATTTTTTTTCTTCTCTTGTTGTTCATGTCTTTATCCTATTATAATATTCGATAATCTTTTCTTTCCTGTCTCCTGGTTTTATTGCCATATTCTCAGCCAAGAACCTAAAATACGACACCGGTATGTCCTTGAATCTAATTCCTTCATATTTTCCAAACCACATTATTATACTGTCAAGATCGTCTTCTCTCCTACCATCTCCATTCACAGATTTAAGCGAGGCTGCCCGGCGAAGGATCTCGTCTTTGGTAATAATATCACCCATCCTTATATTGGACAGAAGTTGATCTCCGGCAAACATACACCAGCCCTTAGAAGGGAATTGTTCGATTGTCAAGTCTTCTATCCGACCGAAACGCCTCATGTTGTCGCAGCAATCAACTATCAGCGCCTCTTTCTTGTCAGGATGGATGCGGACGGCGCGGCCTAATATTTGGTAATATGTTGAATATGAGAATGTTGGGCGACCAAACATCACGCAATCAAGTTCAGGGAAATCAAATCCGGTAGCAAGCGTTGAATAATTAAAAACCACCTTCAACTTACCTTCTTTGAAATCTGATATGATTTGCTCTCTTTTCTTTTTGGTTGTTAGCGATGTTACGACACCGGTTATGGCTCCCATCCTGGCATTCATGAACTCTGATATTCTATTACATGATTCGATAGAATCCATACAAACCAAAATGGCCTTACGTTCGTTCATAAGTTGAAGAAGGCGCTTGTAGATAGAGTTGTTTAAGCCGTTTCGTACAATACTTTCTTTAATAGATTCATTGGTATATTCGGCTCCGGTACTGTTTAACATCAGCGCCGATTCATCAAACGACCATCGTTCGTACTTAAGTGGACACCAAAAACCTTGAGAAGTTAGCTCTTGTATTTGAGTCACATGAACTATTTTCTTGAAGAAGTTATGTTCGTCTTTCGTCAGCATATTAAGTTTGCTGTAGTTTCCTTCCAGCATGGAACTATAGGTTCGGAGGCGGCAGGGGGTGGCGGTGAAGCCCAGCACCTTCGCCTCGGGAAACTCGCTCATAAACTCTATAAACTCAGAACCTTCTTCAGGAGAATATCCTGAATGACAATTTCCAGAAACAAATGTATATCCTTTATATCTTAGTACTATACATCCAGATGGAACCTCTACGCAATAAACTTGTCCGGTGTATTTTTCATATCGTTTATACATAGAGTTAGTGCCTCTTAGTTTTTTGTCTTTTGTTATAAAAAGCCTATAAACATCCGAATATGTTTCTTTTCTGCCATCCTTTTCAATAGAAACATAACATCCGTGGCCAGCTATTGTGGCTACAGAATTATAAAAATCCACCTGCGTTTTATCGGTCGATGAATAATAAAGCATCGTATTCCCTATAATACCGCCGTCCCACAAAGAACACTCTTCTATTACCGATCTTGCTTTTTCGTAAGACATTGGGAATGATATATGATTTCGAATATCCTTTGTTGTAAACTTTGGCATTCTTACCATAAACCTTCTTCTGTTTTTCGTATTTCCTTCTTTTTCTATTTTTCCTTTAACTTCCCATATCTCAACGTTTGCATTCTTACATAAATAATGAATCCTTTTTATTTTTCTTTCTTTTGAAAATGAGAAAGATATAATTGTGTCATTTTCGTTTTTGTTATGAATACTTCCATCTGCTTGTGTTGCTATAAACAACCTCTCCATGTCAGATAAGGAATCGCCTTCGCTATCTACACGTGATATCCCTGATACCGGAATGCATTTCCCAGATTTAAAAGAAGCTTCAGATATTTTCTGTTTATACCATTTACCGTATTTCTTATCATAAAACAAGAAATCATGATTCTTTGTCACTGGAAGATCTATTCCATGTTTAATATGAAGTAAACAAATGTCACCATCGTGCGGCTTGTTGATATATCTGATAGGCATCACAAAATCAATAAATCCTTTATCATATTGAGCTACCCTTACATTTTGTTCTAATTTATTAAATTGAACAAACCCTTTTTCGGTTAATATCTCCACATCTCCAGTAAAACATTCATCTATCAGGATCGTATCTATCCCTATATCTTTCAACCTTGCTACGTCTTTCTTTATGCTTTTAAGTGTAGCATAAGTCATAGCCGATAATTCCTTTACGCCACATGAGGCAGAATATATGGTAGGTTTAGAACCGAATGATACAGCCTTTGCATAATTCTGCTCCAGAATCTCTTTTGAGGGCTGTAACACTAACGTCGGTCTATTTATTTCATGTGCTATCTTGGATATCAGAAGGCTCTTTCCACATCCGCATGGAGCTACTATTATGCCAGGCTTCTTAGATCTTCCTGTAAGAAACTTAAGCCCGGTATCTACTGCCTCTTTTTGGTAAGGTCTAAGTTCAAAGCCCATCGCAATCTATTTTACTGTTTTTTGAAAGTTCTATTATTGCCTCCTTTAGCATCTCTCTTGCTTTATCTTCGTTATCCTCAAGCAAGCATACACTGCACGATATACCCATACGATCTCCATAAGCCTCGGCATTACCTAATGTGAATGCGCAGCAGTAATCATAATCCATGTTTTTTGCTACGGCAATAAACTGATTATCTTCTATCAGTACAGCATATTCAGCATCAGTTTCACACATGATAATGGCTTTATCTTTTTTTATAGACAATACCTTGTTTCTAAAAAGTCCGTTATAAATCCATAGTTCTTTTCCTGCATTTTTATAAAACGCAACCATATCTTCCTTGATTGTAACTTCTTTTTTCATGACTTACTTGTGTTTAACATCAGTAATTAAAACATATCTTTTAACAATATCTTCAAGACTCACAGAAGAACGTATATATAGTTTTTCTTCGTACTCATATAGAGCGTACCCTTCTTTTATGTCTAATATCTTAATCACATGCTTGCCTCTTTCAAATGGATCCTCAAAGTAGTTCTTATGTTCGTATCTTTGACCTACTTTGATTTTGTCAGTTTTCTTCTTCATCTTATAACGATCTACTGCTCTACCTGTTTTTATGAAAGCTGTCGTGAGTAAGTATAATAAAACTAAATACAAAAGGATCGCTACTCCACATATTAGATCTTCTTTCATTACACTCCTTTTAAATAGTTGAACCATATATCCTCCAGCTTCTCCTGAAGCTCAAACGCTTTCTTGAAATTCCCGCATCGTACAGCAACGTCTCTCATGTATGTCAAGTCTATAACTTCCGGATCTTGCCGGTATTTTGTTCTTAACTTTTTAACATCATCGTATTTCATCGTTTTATCTTTTTAGACGGATCCCAATCCGAAGAGAAAGGGCATTCGTTTTTGTTATGTAATCCAAAGTCGCAATAATAACACAGTGCTGACGGGCAGGGTAGCTTGTTTTGCGAAACAGGCTGGCTTAGGGTGGCACGCCGCTTGCTATACCTGGCTCCTTCTGCTCCCTGGATGTACGCTTGAAATGATTTTACACTATTATCTTCAAAATCATACATTTTAGATAAAGTGTCATTTAGCATTTCTATAGATTTTGTTTTACGTTCCTCATCCACCTTAACCTTTTGGTACTGCCTGGTCCTGGTAAAGAAATAGATGTTCATATCTGGTAGAACCCCACCATATCTTCTATAGATGTAAAACGAATATATAGGATGCTGTAAATTTGTTTCCAGCTTTTTAGAATCAAAAATTTTATTACCTGATTTCCAATCTATGACATAATGATGGATCACCCCTTTGCTCTTTATAGCCAGATGAAGGTCTACCGACCCCACTATATACACATGAGTATGAACGGTCCCATTTATATCAACTGGCTTAGGAAGACGATACGGCAGCACAAAATCTTCTTCGACTCCAACTATAGCACCATGTCTTATAAGTTTCTCACAAGGATTAAGATCACTATCAGCTATCATAAACCTATTTCCGTCTTTTTTAAAAAGATCCACAATCCAAGCAAGAAGTTCTCCAGATTGCTTCATGGCTATCATCATATTCTCTGGCGATTGCCAAGGTATGTCTTCTTGGTAAGCATAGTAACTTATAGCTTCTCCAAGGTCTTTACCAGAAGGCTGTTTTCCGTTCTTGAAGAAGTATTCCAGTGTCTTATGAATAACCGTACCATAAGACGTAGCTTCTTGTTTTTCCGTAGATCTTTTGCCCTCCACGTAAGTTTTATACCATTTCATTGGACAAGTAAGAAACGTATCTATCTGGGAATAAGATATGGCAAGACGTTTCACGCCATTAAACTCCTTATATAGCAAATGCGTTTCCGGGACCATCATAAGTCATTGTCTTTAAATCCTTCCGGGTAATATACGACATACTTCTTACCGTCTTCTGGTGTCATGGCAAACTGCATGTAGTTATTACGATTACGATGCTTGCCATCCAATCCTCGTTTCCAATACAGGATACCGTCTATATCCACATAAGATCGGCCGCGTTCGGCTCTAACCACGTCCGTGTGTAGCAGATACCCGTCGGAAGACACAATCCACACTTTATCTCCTTTGTTTAAATAAGATATTCTTTTTCTTACAATAACCTTTTTCTTATTATCCAATACAAATTCCTCATCAGTCATACTCTTCGTCCTCCTCTTCTTCTGTTTCAAAATCAATTCCATAACACTGATCATAATGCTTGGTCAGTTCTTCTGGTTCTAAATCTTGTCCAAAATCCATGTTAAAAATATCGTAATTAGTAAAGCACTGTTCCTGCCGGCAGGAAATCTATGAATGCTGCTTTTATTTCTTCAATTAGGCCCAAGTGTAACCTTGGGCCATTGTATTTATTTTTTGTCATCTCCTTTTAGCTTCTTTAAAGTATCTGCAATCGGAAGCTGATCAATGACTCCCAATGCCGGAGCGACGGTCTTAACAACATTGTTAAGGAAATTGCCGGTACTGTTCTGACCGCCGTCAAATACCGTGATATTTCCGAGGTTAATGTGCTCAAATGCCTTAACCTGTTCTCCAGCAATTTCTTTCCACTGATTAACCATCTTGTACTGGATGGCTATCTGAGGATTGGATTCTGCTGCTTCCACCATAGCCTTAAATCCCTCTGCTTCTGCCATCAACGACTTTTTCTTACCTTCGGCTTCTGCTTCCAACTTCATCTTAATAGCCTTTGCTTCGGCTTCTGCTTTTGCCAAATTGGCTGCTGCTTCAGCGGCAGCCCGGCGTTTAATCTTTTCTGCTTCAGCATCAGCTTGCAAAATAGCTTCTTGCTTCTGGGTTTCAGCCGGCACAATCTTTTCAGCTCGAAGCGCAGCTTGAACTTTCTCAGCCTTAGCCTCTTCCACTTCTTTATCAGCAAGCTCTTTTGCCGTTTTTACAGCCGCTTCCGACTTAACCCTCTCTTCTCCAGCCTTCTTTTCTGATTGAGCTTTGATAACCTGTAATTCTGATTCTGATATAGCAACCTCTTTCTGGGCATTGTTATAACCCACAGATGCGTTTTTCTCAGCTTCAGCTTTCTTGATCTGAGCTTCGGAGTCTTGGATTGCTATAGCTGCTTGTTTATCAGCCTCAGCCTTATTCTTTCCGACTTCTTCCATTCTTTCAGCCTCAGCTTTGTTTACCTCAAGTTCTGCCTTAGATCTTGCAATCGCCGATTCTTTGTCAGCCAAAGTCTTTGCAATAACCGCAGCCCTATCTCTATCGGCTTGAGCTACACCGATCTGTTTTTCTTTATCGGTTAAAGCCAAAGCTACTTCTTTTTCTTTCTTTGTTTCAGCTACTACCGTTTCCTTTTCTTTTTCAGTATAGGCAATTTGAATCTCTTGCTCTTTTTGGGTATTAGCTACAGCCGTTTCTTTTTCCTTTTGCTGTACAGCAATCTTAATAGCACCCAGCTTTTCCTGTTCTTCGATATTAGCCTGTGCTTCGTTCAGGGCCTTACTTTCAGCTTCTTTGCCAAGATTCATGATATAGCCGGCTTCGTCTCTGATGTCACTGATGTTGATATTTAGGAGGTAAAGGCCTAACTTATTAAGTTCGTTATCAATGTTTTTTCTTGCCTTATCCAAAAACTCATCCCTGTCAGAATTAAGTTTTTCAATCGTCATTTCAGCAATGATCAAACGCATTTGGCCATAAACGATATCCGTAATAAGATTTTCAGTAGATTCAGTATCCATCCCCAAAAGCCTTTCTGCTGCATTCTGCATAATTTCAGGATTTGTGCTGATTGCTACTGTAATAGTAGTAGGTACATCCACTCTGATATTTTGAGACGACAAAGCACCGGTGAGCCTACAATCTATTTGCATAGGCTCCATAGACAAAATATCATAGCTTTGAATAATAGGCAAGACGAATGCCGCTCCACCATGATATAATTTCGCCGATTTCCTTTCCCCACCTGTCTTACCATAAACGACCAAGACTTGATTAGGCTTACATCTACGATACCTTGATAAGACTCCGATGATTGTCAAAATAATCACTACAGCTAAAATAGCTGACACGTACATGATTGTTGTCATAACTTTTAAAATTTAATTGTTGATAAAAAAATTAGATACTTAATTCTCCTTCTTCGTATTTTATATTCACCTTGTCACCGTTTTTGTAATTTTTTCCAGACAAGCACCTCACTCTCATCTGTTCCTGTCTTCCATTTTTAGAAATATTTACCATATAATGATTCTTACCTGATCTAAATACTATCTCCACCTCTCTGCCATTTAAATCTTCCGGACATTCGTACACCATTTCTTGTTTTAACTTAAGAAGTAACTTATATACGTAAAACAAAACGATAAAGAAAAATGACCCTATTACGACCCCTACTAAATGGGAACCCGAAAAGTATGTGGTCCAGCTATATCCAAGAATAAAATGTGTTATGCCCTTGAATGATATGATATCCGACAAAGACATGCTTAAATCAGAAGCGCTGTTAATGTCAATATCCGTATCCAGATCAGATCCTAATATCGACAACAAAAACTGTATAACAAAAGCAAATGACGCTATTAAAGCCATGCATAAAATTATATCACTTCCCATATCCTTCTGTTATTATTTTGTAAACAAGATCAGTCATTTCTTTGATGGATTCTGTATAATAATCAATAATAACAATATTGATTTTTTGTTCCACCATCACATCAAGCTCAACTTTATCAATATAATCTAATCCAAGTTCTTTAAACGACACATCTTCTTCATGAATCATATCCATTTCCGAATGAAGAAACTGAGTAATAATCATATCCTCTATGATCTTTCTGATTTCTACTTTTTCCATTGCTTTCTAATTTTATTAAATAAATACGTTTTTATGTTTTTCAACCTCTCTTTGTCTGTTTCCGAACTTCCGGTAAACAAATAATCCGGATTTCCTTTAGCCGGCGGCGTAGGCAATTTAGATACGGCAAACAACCAATCCATTTCCTTATTCTTCTTAGGCTCCAAATAAGGCTCGGTAGCGATCTTAAATTTTTCAGCTATTAAGTCAAAGAGCTTTGAATTTTTAAGGTTCATATGGACTGAAAAAACCTGAGAAGGCGGTTTCCATATGAAGTTACATAAGCTCATTGTGTAATCTCCTGACTCTGCTATATAAGATTCCGTTACCTGAAGTATGACCTCTTTCTTAAATGAAGTATTACCCATAAACCAACACAATCTGGATTCCGCTTCTTTTCTGCTGACACCTATGTCTTTTGAATATGATTCGTACATTCCTATCATAATCTTCAACGTTTCCAGAACCTCGTCCGTCATTTCCGGTGTCTCTATATAATTCACAAAAGACGTTCCTTTGTTGGTTAATCTCATCACGCCTGATTTTAATTTCTCAACCAGGCCAAGCTCTATATACCTCCCAGCATCTTCTTTCGGCATGGCTTCGATCATAACCGAATCCTTCTGTCTTATGGCAAGAAGATTAGCGAGATCATTAGGAGTCATGTCTGATGCTGCAAGTTGTCTGAAATTGATGTACATGCCTAATCAGCTTTAATAAAAATAACATCCTTGTTATCCTCCCTCTCCGCGTGATTACACGGACCTGCAACCACACCCACTGCCCCGCATGTAAAGTAATTAAATATACATCCTTCACATCCTGCATCTGGTGCCGTAGGTTCCACGCATTTTAATCTCACAAGTCCGGCATCAAACACTTCTCCTATTTTAAATTCCTTCTTTTCCATATTTCCTCCTTGTTTTTAACTGTTGTATCCTTCTTTGATAATCGAATTTCTACCGGTAGATACCGACTGTCGAAGATCGTCATGTACAGAATCTACCGTAGAATACTTGTTTCTGGTTGTAAAAATCACTTCCAGCATCTCCTTGTAATCACCTAAAGCCACTTCGTATCTTGGATCCACTTTGGCTTTTCTTTCAGCCTCGGCATTACTTTTAGCCAGCTCTCGGTCGAGAAGATCTTCTTTGATTCGGTCAGCAATCATATCAAGCTCTTTCTTGATTACTTCGCCGGCTGCCCGAAGTTGACCTTCTACGTCACCAAGCTGATCTTGGACGGTTCCTATTTCTTTCTTTAAACGATCGTATTCGTTAATCATACCCATATCACCTGCATAACCAGAAAAGTCTTTGATTATTCTGGTCCCTTCTTTAAGAAGCTCAATAACTCGTCTTTTGCGTTCTCTGCTTATTAAAGACGGAAGACGATAATTCATATCCGCCACCGCCTTGTCGTGTATGGAGTTGATTAAAAACATCTCTCTTTCATCCCCTGCGAACTCAGTAAGAACCAAAAGGAACTTACTTATCAGGTATTCGTTTTCTTCTACGGTAAGTCTCATACGTTTCTTTTTTTTTAATATACTGACTGTCCTTCCTTTACCTCTTGTTCTTGATCTTGATTGTTCGTAACGTCTTCCACAGTATAGAGCTTGGGCGGCGTCGGCGGCTGGTTGGGGTTCACGAACTTCGTCCCTCCCTCCCCGTACATCCATCCATGCCCCGGCAGGATCTCTGGGTGGATTGTATTAGTAAGCTCTTCCATACTAACTTGCCTTACCTTCAGTATATGATGAAACACCAGTCCGGCTGTCCTGAATGATGTTTTGTTTTTAGTTTTAAACCGGTCAAGAGTCTGATACCAATCTTTTCCAAATATCATATACTTATCCAGCCCGTATCTGCGAGGATTATGCAAGCCTATCATTAACGTACATAGTTGTCCCAACGTATCAGATTGGTAAAAATCAGAAAGACGCGGAGGCTGCTCTTGGGGACTTTTTATCCGTCCTTCTATTTCTCTGTTGAATTGGGATATAATGAGAAAAAATATGTTTTTATACACTAATTTGGCTTCATTCATTACCGCCACCAAATCATCTATAGCCGACTTAGGATCCAATCCCATTCTTTTTATCAAAGCAATATGATCGACTTTAAATATTATAAGACGTTTGTCCTTGTGTCTGGTAGCTATATGATACACAGCCGCCTCAAATTCTTTTACCGTACATGGAGCATCAATGTATATTATATTATTTCTGATTTCACCCTGAAGGATTTCAAACATCCTCATCTCTTCTACTGTATTAGAATCTTGCCTTCTTAATATTTCAGGAGCCCGCTTTTTCATATCCTGGCTCATCCTGCGAAGAAGAAGATCTTGAGGATTCATTTCGAACTCGCAATTGACAAGAAAATAATCTTCTGCTTGCGGGTTGATCATCGGATTCATCACATTTTCCAATATCTTTTGGGCCACATACGATTTACCCACAGATGGCCGAGCTCCTATGGCAATAGCATGCTGAGGGAAAATACCTCCAAGCAAAGCCTCATCAATATAATCGTATCCGGTTTTAGCGGGGATAAGCTCTCCCCGCCTGTATTTTAAGATATTATCATACGCCTCCTCCATAACCTGTTTAGAGGTTTTGAATATCCTTCTTATATCTATCCTATTTGCTATCTCCTCTTGCATTTTTGTCACCTTTCGTATCCGATTTGGATCCCCTATTAGCTTTTACTGATTTATACCTAAGACCGTTCTTGGTATGAGAACAATCCTTGCCTTTCCTCCAGCTTTTGCCCTTCTTCTTGTCCGTTTCGTAGTTTTTACGACCAAGCTCCCGGCGTTTGGCTTTCTGTTCCGGTCTGGCATTTATCTCCTTGTCCTTTTTAGCCTTTTTCTTCCTGGCTTCGGGATGAGTCCTGTAGTACTCTGTCGATCTACCCATGTGCTTATATTTTTTTTGATTAATAATAGCACAAAGATAGGCAATTCGCGCCCTATTTCAATCTGCCGTAACTCATATCAGGATCACACCAGACATACCCGTCTTTCTCATCATGAAGATACTCAGGGCATCCTCTGCATGCGCTACTGCCTGACACTATTTGGTTGTTCTTATTAGGGCACTTATCTCCAGGCTTATGCCATTCTATTCTCGAACCTGATCGTTCTTTGTTTACATGACAGAACTGAAAGACTTTTCCCATCGTCTTCTCGCCGAACATACCTATATGTGTGTATTCTTCCGGTATAGATAGAAATTCGGATAAATCTTTATACATCCTTTCCTGTTCTTCCGGCGTAGACCACAGTCTGTCAAGTTCGGCATGGACTCTTATTTTAAGAGACCTTAGTGATGGGCCCGCAAGCCGGCCTTTAGCTTTTCCCTTATTCGGCCCTGATTCATGAACACCGACATAAGCGTTGCATGGTTTACACATCATAACCATCCCTAAGCCTTTTCTGCTATATATTTTATCGGCATTGACCAACTCGGTTTCTCTTCCGCAATAAGGGCAAATTTCGCCTCTTAAAATCCGTTGTTGCTGCACATTGAGTTCCATACTCTATCCTTTTGCTTCTCTTTAAACTTTTCATACAAACTGCTTTCAGTTTCCATTTCCGAGATCTCCACCTCTACGTCCTCTCTTTTGAAAATTACTTTCTTGGCTGTAGGATACGCACATTTAGAGATACGAATAGCATTACGAATAGCGTAAACAAAATACGTTTCTGGTGATGATTCGATCACCACTACCTCGTTTAAAGTGTTTTTATAATTTTCCATGTTATCTACTTGCTTCAATTACATACCCTGGATTATCTTCACATGCCTCTTTGTATTCGATAAGAAACTTAAGAAATGAATCATAAGACCCCCATCCATTTTCTGGTTCGTATCTCAAAAGACTCTTTCTCTTGGATATCATAATATATATACCTTTTGTGAGTATCTTCGCCATCTCTTTGGTATCTATTTCCCTACCCAATTCTTCCGGTCTCCAAACATAATCGTACAGCGTTTCTTTATTTTCTGATACGAATATTTTTTGTGCCATCTTGTTCATGTTGTGGGTGATGTTTGTAACCCATTTACGATTCTCTTCTTTCTTCTTGCTCTTAATATAAACGTCCAGGCTCATAATATTTTTCTTTTACTTTATTATTAATTATCAAATCTGCCACATCATCTCCGTCCCCTACATTCTCAACACTCTGAAGATAGTCCGATACTTTTATCCTTGACTTCATCATCATCCCATCTATCTTTTTACTCCATGTGTCAAATGCTTGTCCTTTGTCCGGAAAAGCTACAGTCTTTCTATCTTTTAAAACATCTATCACTTCCGGTCTTAAGTTCTGCAACCCACCGGTAGCTACAAACAACTCATCTGGTTTATTCACGGCGCATATAATAGCCGTCTTTTCTGACTCCACCAAATTAACTACCTTATCTGGATACTGGCTTAGAAGATGTTCTCCAAACAGGCATTGTCTAAACAAGAAGTCTCTTGCATGCAACGAGTGATAAAACATAACATGAGGCCGCTCATTGTCACCGTCTTTTTCCTTCACTCTTTTTACATCAATCTCATTCCCCTGGCTGTCGGTCTTTATATAAAAATCCATAATCTTGCCGGTTCTACATACAAAGTCCTTATCTATCTGCCAGAATATACAACACCCCTTCCATCCCCATAAGTCCATTGTTCCAACATGATACCTTCTAAATACGTCAGATACCCTTTCTTTTCCCCATAGAGACGATAAAAATCTAAATACGGTGTTTCTATCGTCTGGAACTACAGTCCTCTCAAACTCGCTAAAAGGTATGTAATTTACAACGTCAGGATTTACAGGAGGACGATAAGCTCTTATGCACTTATTTCCCGAAATCCAAAGATCTTTGTCACCTACATCCTTGCCGGTAGGTCGTTTATCATAACCGCAAGTTCGTTCATGATCGCATCTTCCAAACTCATTGCCAACGACCTGACCGGTCGCCACATCAATATAAGGGGTAAGGCACCGGCTTTTCCCGCAAGCCGGGCAGGTTAGCTTCAGTCGGCTCCTGCCAGGCCTGCGGTCAAGTTGAAACCGAGGTACGTTTTCGTATTTTCTAAAATCAAGCATTTTTAATTCCTCTCATTGCTTCTATGATTCTATCTGCTATAGTTATAGACCATGACACCACATCCGGTACATATACTCCGCAATCTATTTCACCTTTTCTATTTTGTGCTTTAATAAACTCAATAGAATAAGCCTTAACAAGATCGAATCTACGTTGCTCCCAGTCTACATCTTTGTTTTCATCATCCACAGGAAGGGTATCGAGATAAAAATTTAAACTCTCACTTATCACACTCCCATTATTACCATAGAACTGTATTCTGTCATGGTCGCTTCTTGTAGTTGAGCTACTAAAGGTGATTACGTCTATTATCTCTCCTGTTTTTCTAATTTTTCTCTTCATACTCTTCTTGTATTTCTGACCAGTATAGGCATTATTGTTTCAACGGTCTTGCCATATTTCTTATGAGATGCAAGTACGCATATTGCATATTTATCTCCTATTCTCAAATCTTTCGATAATCTTAATCTCGAACCCCTTTCGATATTAATAAAATAATCACCAAAAGGATTGATATGTATCGGTTTTACGATTTCCACATAATCTCCTTTAGGAATAACAATATCGCTCATATTACGAATCTTTTAGACATTTCCTCTGCAATATCATATACAACCGTATGATCTTCTTCATTGTACGGCTTATTGATATTCAACACTCCTTTTCTCACTTTGAACTTCTTATCTTTTCTAAGGTGATTCAACATACCTTGTTGGAACACACAGTCCGCCTTTTCAAGTGCCACACTGTCTTCTGTCCATTCTTTCAGCGTATATCCTTTACTGCTCGTGCTTTTTGGAGAAAAGTTCATAATACGTGCATCAATGCCATACCATGCTTTAACCATTCTTCTTTCAGCTTCCAATTGGAATGCATATGATTCCCATATTCCTCCCGATTTAAAGTCAAGAATGACCACTTCTTCTTTTTCCACTTCTCTTACTTCCTTCTTCGGATCACCTTTTTTGAACTGTCCGGTAGCCCTTTGATATACGGCTCCAAAATAACCTTCTTCTTTGTATTTGAATGTCATTTTAACCATCGCATCAATAGGTGTTGCTACAAGGTAATCCTCTAAAGAAAGGATTCTTTCTATCATCATCGGTTTCACCTTGTAATCAGAACAGAATTTGGCAAACTTCATGACCCTGACAATCATATCGTCAAGATCATCTATGCTATTAAAGAACCGATCAAGATTTTTCTTAGATATCTTCAGCTTGCCTTCTTGCACTGTCTTAACTACAAAGCTTCGATTTAAGACCATATCTCTACCTGTTAGGTACAATCCGTATAAGTAGTGCATGATCGTTCCCTTATCGGCTTCATACTGCGCTACCTCTTCTGGATTGCGACCAAGCATCTTCATCTCTTGCTTCCATTCCTGAAGTGCCGTCTTATCATCTACATACCCATCTTTGATTAAAGTTGTTACCGAAGCATATATCTTAGCCGTCCCATCATCCATCTTTCTTACATAAAAACGATTATCGTCTAATGTCAATCTTACGAATTTGGGTGTCTCAATCTTCTTCAACTCATCACAGATATAAAACGGCTCTAACGTTTCCTGGTTTTCTGTAAACGGATTCGAGTCTTCTTCTCCAGGGTTAGGAGCGGCTTCCTCCGCCGGAGCTTCCGGTTCCTCCTTCTGGGCCTGCTCTGGCTCAGAAGCCGGCTCTTCAACTACTGGAACCTGTCCGCCTCTTTCTGCTATGTCTCTGTTCTTTATTAAAGACATAGCTTCCTTTTTTAATTGCTCCGGTGTTTGATTAGGATCTGATACTGACATCACAACATCGTTCATTCTAAACAACGTATTTCCTTCTCCTTCCACCATAGGTACAAACCCTAAATCTATTAATATTTTAATCTTTTCTTCTATCATATCTATCAATTATTTCAATAATCAACCTACCTCTTTCCTTGATCATTCCTCTGCTTTCCATATCCAGTACCTTCTTTACCGCATACTTCCACACAAAAGGAAATTCTGTTTCAAGTTTATCAAATTCCATCCGGTCAAGATACATGTCGAATACCGTATGCTCCGATTCATGAAGGAAAACTATATTATCCCTGCAAGTAGCAACCGACTTATATATCCTTTTCGGAAGTATGTGACAGACGTTACATACTGTAGGAAAATGAATAGCTTTACCAGTCATAGACATTCGAATAGTACTCAACTCCTCCAACATAAGACGAAAAAACCCGGATAAATCCGGGTTCTCTAACTTTTTCTTCTTGCTGCTGTTTTTAATGGATGTAATTCTGTCTTTTTTCTTCGGAGTCAACTCTTTGCTCCTGCAAGCCTGGCATAAGCCATGACTTCTCATCATCACTTTTCGTCCACATCTTTTGCAGACGTACAATTTCTTTTCCACTTTTTATACTTCAATACAAGTGATATAATCGAAAAGGATACTGCCGTTAAAGATAACGTATATGGTACGTTCATTAACCATCTTGGCACTTCTTCTGTCTTGATCACTATCAGCAAAGTAGCACCTGCTACTACCAATAATACAATTGCCATCGCAAGTGCTACACGGGAAACAACATCACTCATCAGTTTTCTTTTCTCCCAATTTTTCTACACCTTTTTGCAGATCGTATTTAAATACTTCAATGATTTTCGTTTCTGCAATAGACTCGCAATTCCAGTCGCCCAACGTACCTTGCATCCCCTTAGTTAACACAGCCTCAGCATCTTTTGGATTGCCGGCCTGGACATACATATAGCATGGCGTTTTCTTTTCTTTACCTTTCTTTTCATCCAGTGTAATGTAATTAACCTTACACTTATACCAGTACTCAGCTTCTCCGTTGAAGAAGATTTCCGACACTTTAATAGGGTTAATTTTTACAACCTCGAAAGAATTGCACAAATATTTAAAGATTTCCAACGATCTTGATTCCGCCTCTGTATAAGAAAAGGCATCTACCAAATACTTTTCAGTTACTTTCTTTTTTTTGCCGTTCTCGATATTATCAATCTCGGCTTTTACCGTAATTTCAAACCAGCGATTCATTGTATTAATATTTAATTAGTTGATTTCTTTCCTTTCTCTATACTGTTTTTAAATCTTTCAGAACACCACTGCAAAACGTCCATCATCATCATCTCATTATTAGATAAGATACCTTTTATAACTAACGCCAATTGATGCTGTGACATTCGTTGGCTCATATCAAATCTTCTTTCCTCTTCATTTACTATCGTAGCCACGAAATACTTACACCCCTCCAAATGTGTTAGGGCTTCAATCATGGCTTCTTTAATCTCTTTTTCTTCCATCCTGTTTGTTTTTTTGGACAAAGATATGTCTTTTGATAATAAAAAAGATTTTAAATAACTTAATTTAGCTTATTTTTTTACTCTTCTGGCTCAACTGGTATGGACATGTTGAACTTTTTCCTGATAAATACCTCTGTTTCTTCATTAAACAGATAAGCCTCCTTAATGAAATTCATAGCCACCTCCATGTCGCCATCTGCTATATCCTTATACCTCTCAAAGATGCCAACCATGTCGTTGTTATATGAACGCTCTTGTTTTATATTGTACACGTATTTCAATACCCTATCTTTGATTTCATTGGCTTTTTTCACGGTGTCATTGAAGGTATTTATACTTGTCAATTCAGGGTTTTTATTTTTCTCATTTATCTTATTAAACTCTTCCTCGCTATATCCTGTTTCTCCTTTAACAGCCGGGCAAACACCCTCCTTCATGATCCAAAACTGTTCATACGATCCTGCCAGATATCTCGATTCTGTTTTAAATGCATTATACTTGACAAGCAAATTGGCCACCTCAGTTGCACCTTCTATGGTTCTAAAACCGATGCCGATATCTTTTAATACAAATAATGGAACTCCTGTTTTGGGGTACGAGATTTCTTTTTTGTTCTTTATATTCCAGTTTTTAGCTTCAATTGGAATACCTTTATTAGCAAGCTCTTTGTCTATATACAGACTTATGTCTTCGTCTGTCAATGCCGTAATCTCATCTCTGCTTAAATCAAAAACTGTTTTCATTTTTCTTTATTTATTAAATTAAACAACTTACTTCTTTGTTCAGGCTCCGTATATTCCACCCATATATCGGCCGCCACATTTCTAAGAAATTCCATAAAGTCTTGATGATCCCTGTATTCAGTAGAATCGACTTTTCTCACAAAACTTAGAATTTCCTTTAACATCTTATTGTTTTCTTCAAGAAGTTCTCTGTCAGTCATAACCTTTCAAATTTTCTTCTTAAGGTGTTGACGCTTCACAGCTCCGACTACCGCCGACAACTCCACGTCCCCTTCCATTGTTACCCGAAAGATCTTCTTCTGTTAAAGAAAAAGACATAGTTAATGTAGGAGTATCCTTAAAATACCAATCACATAATTCTTTTAACTCTTTACGTTCATCCTCGTTTTTACATTTATGGATGGTAAGGTAATTCATTCTTTCCTCTTTTTCTTTGTCTGTTAAATCTTTTTTCATAACTCTAATTTTTAAAAGTGAATAATTAATTGATTTATAAAAAGAAAGCGGTGATAAACTAAGTTACCACCGCTTTTACTATCATATTGTTTCGTATTACTTTATTTTGTACATTGAGAAATCTTCAAAATCACCAGATATACAATCAAGTTTCAGCCAACCTTCTGACGCCTTTACATCATAAACAATAGGTGGCTCAGGGTCACTATCAAATACAATGACTAACCTCATTGTATTTTTATCAAAAGAGTATGTGAAAGGATCTGGGCTTTTCTTTTTGCCTTCATTGTAATATACAGTCATTACGCCTGTATCGTCATTATAAAATGTGAGTTCGAAAAATTCATCTGCGGGGAATTGCTCTCCCCATGAACCTATTAATATGCTGTTATTGTCATTATTCACATTATCATCGTTACACGAAAATGTGAATAAAAGTAGCAAGGTTAATAATATATGTAGTACTTGTTTCATGTTATTGTTAAAATTCATATCCTACCTTTATACTAAATCCGTTCATGTCACCACTTCCATCTCCCCATTCTTCATCAAATGATACCTTTTGTATAGAATATCCTATACCTAAATTAACAGCTTGTTTTTTAGTAGTCATAAACCGTACACCAATAAAAGGGTTACAATACAATCCACCTTTTTTTTGCATGTCTTGGTGCTTCTTTAGTATTGAACTTATACCCTATTCTTAATGCAATAAAAGGTGATATCGGACCATTTAAGGCATATCCTCTCACATCAGCAAATATAGGTATGCTTACTGTTGAATAATCGGTCATATAGTGTATGCCGGTTCCACCTCCTACAAATAAATACTGATTGATTTGGCTTCCATACGTGAAATATAATTCTGGACCTTTGTATCCACCTGCCCAGTATCCAAGATCAATCATAAATCTACTCCCTGTCAAATCGTACTTTTCATTGGATATCTTAAATGGAATTTTAGATTCTTTCTCTTCTTTGGTTATTTTACTGATATCTTCCATAGGGTACACAAACGTACTACCATCAGAAGTGCGAATAGTAATTTGCTTGTCTGGTATCTGCTCGATAATAACCCCTTTTATAACACTTCCATTTTTTAAATGAATAGCTTCAACCATTTTGTTCTGTGAGTAAGCGCATACACTACCCAATAGAACAACTAACAATAATAGATACTTTTTCATATGAAATAATTTTGCTCTTTCTGCCTCCTTCGAAAGATTAACAAATAAAAAAAGCGTGGAGACTATTGGATATTATGACATTGAGGCTCTGGACTGCCCATCGAACAATAATACACAATAGATCCACGCCTTATGCTGGTATATAGTTTGCCCTTTGTATTAAGCAAAGTGATATACAACAACACAGGCGTAGAAACATTTGCTATTATCCTGTTCGATGAAATTGTCCAGATTTCAATGCCGGATAATATCTTAACGCTTCTACGTCTTAACTCTAATACGTGAGGGCAAAGATATAGATATTTGGAAATGCAAACAACCCCATAACAACATTTTTATGAATATTGTTATGAGGTTGTAAGGTGTGCTGGTCAATGATTATTTTTTGGTAGTAGTGTAAAGTTGTATATAATCACCTTGAATTTTTCATATCTTTTCGTTTTTAATTGTTATAAAATAGGATGGGTTACTTACGCCCATCCCAGTTGTTTTGCAATACTTTCCATCTCGCTATACGCAATACGATGACATCCAGCAGTCAGCATATCGTTTTCATAACGATTGAACGCCCATCTGTGACCGGTTACATCCAATGCCAAATCGTGCTGGAACTGACCGCCATTATGGAAGACCTTAATCAATCTCCAAAGTCTTTCAGCTTCAGTTAGTTCTACTTTGATACCCTTACTGGTTTCGATTTTTCCATTCTTAATACGCAACCATACGTTCGGCTGATCATTCTCAAACCGACAATAATAACTTAACTGGGAAATCTCGCCATACTTCCACATTTGTATCCGTTCTTCCAATGTTTTGTTACGGGCCTCTTCCTCTTTTCTTGCCTTTTCAAGGACTATAGCCTCTCTCTTTTCACAACCTTCTGTCCATCTTTGGCATCTGATCGTATATTTAGCCCATGTTCCTTCACCACAAACTTCATCTACAATCACATTTACGGCTCCAAGGACTTCCAGTGCTTGATGATTCAACAATATCTGGAAAATACGTTTCAATTCACGGGCATGTTCACGTTTAATCTTATCTGATTTCAATGATAATTCATGGTTATTTCCAAACCATTCGTTTGCGCTCTTTTTAAGAAGACGCTGGGGAGTTTCCATATCGAAGAACTCAATATAACCCATCAGATTTTTAAACGCTCCCCAAACATTCTGATAAGGCAATTCAGTTCTGGCTTTTTTGTATTTTTCAATAGCATCTTTAATGGATTCCAACCCACTGGTGACAAATGCCATATTACCAGTATTTGACATATTATATCCAACACTGAATACCTTTGAGCCAGTTGGTATTGCTTCACGAATATAATATTGATGCTTGCTTGTAGTAGAAGAATAATATCCATCATTAATCAAATACGCCTTTTCTCCACGCTTGTTCCGCACGATTCTTCCAGCCTCAAAATGTCTTCCATAGGAGTAAATACTTTCTCCTTCAAAATAGAAGTTACTACCATTCGCTGATTCTTGCTTTTCGTTTGCCCATAAGTGAGCGACCATTGAATTGTTCATATAAATATCTTTTTAATTGTTTAACTCATTTCTGTTGTATGGCTCCCTCTTTTCGTATTTTTCAATTCGTTCGATTATCATATCGCAGAAAACTTGTCCCTCTTTTTCGGAACCTCTAAAGTAACCAATCATCTTCAGGATATTTCCGTCAAACTCATGGATAAACTTGTTGTAATAATGCTCGCCCATTACCCGTCCGTATTTTTCTACGAACAAATCCTTATCCAATGATTCATTTTTAAAACAACGATTATAATCCCATCTTACAATACGAAATAGTGTTTCAAAATCCAATCTTTTCATATCCTATGTTTTTATTTAAGTTCAAATTTGATTCCTTTCAACAATTGAGATCTATTTACGTTATTTACAAAATTATCAAACTCTTTTTGTGTGATTTTGTTTTCACAATTATTCCAGTTGAAAGATAAAGTATTTGAATGAGGGTAATATATAGCATTATCAGTAGACAACCCATAATCAAACACACAGAGCATTATCTTCTTTTCTGCTTCTGCTTGTCTGATTCTCTTATCGTATCGCTCACAAATTTCAGCACGCTTTTTCATCATCTTTGCCTTATGAGCCTCTTCCCTACGTTTTTCTATATTCTCTGTGGAATAATACCCTGCTTTAATGCACTCTTCAACAAGAGATCGTTCCTCGTCTGTTAGTGTCAGGGTAAATCTTTCCTTTTCCGGCATATATGGATTTACCCATTTCTTTCCACACAACTTTTCAAGTTCCGCAATAAGCTCTTCTGATTCTCTTTTCCATCTATTCACTATTCCAAGATTGAAAAGCATATACTTGAAATACATCTTATCTTCATAGGCTTTATATAATTCTATGCATTCTTGTTCTGATATACGCAAATACTTCATTGCCACAGACATACCACTTCTTTTAACGTGATATATTCCATTTTCTACCGGATACAGAGGAGCACCATAATGATTACAACAATGCAACGGTATGAATTTAGCTAATTCCGGGCAGTGTTTTATAATCACATCGTGATAGCAACCACTCAAGTATTCTTCGTATATTCCATATTTGTTTTTCCATCTAATATCGGCTATTATACTCCAGTCGCATATATTGTTATGACAATCGTCGTTCTACGATACTGTGGTTCGTATTCTATATTCGTTTCCGTTTTCTGTAAAGAATTTTGTACTTGAATAAATTAGTTTGTTTGCAGTTTCCATATTATTTTAGTTTAATCATTATACTTGTGAAAAATAAAATCGGCACAATTTCCCGCTATATTATTAGCGTCATTGCACCGATAAAATCCTTCTGTTTCCCAGTCTACATCTACGGGATATCCTTCTGCTTGTTTCAAGAAATTATTAATTTCCTTTTCTTCTTCATCCGATAAACCAGTATAATCACCATTTATCAGAGCACAAGCCCAATAAGCCGGAAGCCTGTATGTTATTATCTCTATACTCATAACTTCATTAGTTTACAATGACAATCTTCAAATACAGGGACCAAACCCTGCTCTCTGAAATATGCGGTCGCTATTTTAAAAACGTACAAGGCAGGTCTTTCCTGGATATTTTGTTGTGTTTTATAAAGAGATATTGGTTGGCAAACATAGAATTTCTCATTACCAAGACATCCAAAAACTCTATCCATTGTAATTTCATTACAATTAGTACCACCCAGCATAATTAAATCGCATCCGGTCTTTCTGGTTCCCAAAATAAATATCTTGTTCTTGTTTTCAGGAAGCATAAATATTTCCTTATCAATCTTAAACCAATCACTCTGGCAACTTTCTACATCCCGGAGAACAATCTCATCAATCTCACGGGCATATTCTTCTTGTGTTTTCATAAGGCATATTGTTAATAATGATAACTGAATACGTTTCCTATTTTAATGACTGTTCCAGGCTTTAAACCTTGAACCCATTCTATTAGTGTTATTGGGTATTCTACAATATATCCCGAATATGAATCAATGTAAAAACGATATGGGTATCCACAAATCCCATATTTTACTGCATTAATAATATTATGTTTAGTCATACTTTTGTCAGCATTCATTTTATCTACCTCATTTTGTATAGCACGTATCCAGTCTACTTTTATATCCTCTACGTTACCATTGTAGACAATTTCATCATCAATCTCCCCCTTGTCAAATATTTTACCAAGACAAGGGTCATTTAGTAAATCCTTAATCTCTCTATTTCTGTCACATTCTTGTATTTCTTCCATGTAATCTATAGATGTGTCATTATAGGAGATTTCCTCATCCATGTATTTCCCTGTATATTTTGACTTTTCTTCTAATTCAAATATTATTCCATTCATAAAGCATTTTTTTTAAATGTAGTTATATAATTTCTGAATAAAATCACTCATGGCATCAGCATGTTCTCTAAGGTCATACCAATCCATTTTATCAACTTCCCAAGGTCTATTTTCCTTTATATATGGATAAGATATATCGGTGTCTCCTATCTTCAAATTAATCAACTCATCTATTATCGACTCAGGTTTACCGATGATAAAATACCAATACATTTCTCCCTTATCGTATTCTTCCAATTCGTTATTCCAAAACTCTTCTGACGTCATAGAAGGGCATTCACTTACTAACTTTTCCCAAGCATTACTGTTCTTATTTTTAGACCAATATACTTTTTTATTCTGTTCTGTGATAGGAATTTTTACTATTTTCATATTTGCATAAATTCTAAAAGAAACTCCAACAATATGTTACGATAAATTCTCCCATCCCGTATTCAGCAAGCTGCTTAAACGATTCTATTCCATTACAATAATAAAAAACATCATCATTATCATCATCATTGATACTCAGCGATAGTTTGATTGTCGTTCTTTTATCGTCTCCTGTCCCTTTCCATACAATCTGACATTCTACGTATTCAGGCTCCCTACCTGTTCTTTCTATAAATTCATGAAACCTTAAATCAATTTCATGTTTGACTTCTTCAATGTCGGATATTATCACCTCGTTTTCACAATCCCCGCAAATAGCATGCGCGAAAGATCCATCAAAATAATCTATTATTTTTCCGGTATTCGGATTTACTATGGCTTCACAGGCAACATTTGTTCCACCACATCTTGTACATATATATCCCATAATTATCTGTTTTTAAAATGTTCAATAATTTCATCTACTGTAGCCTTACGCCATGTAATACAGCCCGCGTCTCCCCTGAACCGGAACTCTTCGCATTTTACCCACCTGTCTCCTGTGGCGTCCGTCACTATCAGCCATTGACCTAAGTCAGTATTATTTGCTAATGCTGCTATAGCCAGAAACATATCATTATTGGTTCCACAATCTATCCATCCTTTATCCTTCCATGCTCTTGCTGATTTTTCTTGCAATTCCATGTATTTTAATATTTCTGGATTTGTGACTATGCAATTAGCTCCTTTTTCTTTCACCAGCCAACGATATCTTAATGACATGAGGCTTTCTCTCAATTCTTTGGTGTTCTTTCTGATAATACACCCTCGTGATCTCCCCATCTCCTTATTCTTTCAAGTTATGTTCTTCCATTATTTCTTCTATCAATTCGTCTGTTTCCATATAATATCCCCAACAAGAATCAATCTCTTCCCATTCTTCTTCCTCTTCATCCTCCCTGGATTCATCTTCGTATTTCTTGACAAATTTCACTTTCTTTTCAAGCACATACCCCTTTACATCTCCCCACATCCACATACCTATGGATTTCACTTCATCATCAATCAATTTATCAATTTGGGTTTCCCAATCGGAAGTATTATTACTAACCATTTTTGTGTACCTTTCCTTTGTACAAAAAGCTATACCTTCAATATAATCTCCTTGGCAATATCCTCTTGTGGACCATTCTTTGACAAATATATCCTTACCTAAGTTTGAAAGAATCTGAATCAATTCTTCTCGTTCCAAGTCTTCTATAAATTCATACGTATAATCATACGTGTAAAGATCTGATGGAGAAATGCTAAAAATTTCTTTATATCCCTTATGTTTAGTGTATTGGTAATTGTCATACCATTCTAAATACCGCATTTTATCATGGTTATCATATCTCATTCGATAACCGTCAATCTTGCCTTTCTTAAAATAATTCAGCAAGTCTTTCCATTCAACATATTCACTAATAAGTTTATGTAGTGTATCTATAAGTGAGTGTCGGCTATCTCCGTATTTACCAAACACTTCTCTCCAATCGCACACATCTTGCAGTCGAGATAAATCGCTATATTCCCATAAGAAACATGCTGCCATATCCCAACTTTCACAAGGACATGCACTGTCAGTATCATAGTATATTTTTATACGATAATTCCCTACTTCTTTTGTTGTGATAAGTCCGTCTTCCATGTCTTTATATTTTAAATAGTTCCTAACTTTTTATCAATAAATTCATCTATTTCATCATAGTATGATCCATCAAAATCACAATTCCCATATTTCTCTGTAAACTCTTTAGCCCACTCTCGAATGATGTTAAACGCCTGTCCCCTGCTATACCCTTTTGGTCCTGTTAGATACTCCACAGCTTCCACCGATAACTCTTGTAGATTTCGTAAGTAATTCAAACCTATGCTATATGGTAGCTTACCTACTTCTATACATACATGATGACCTTGTTTAAAGGTATCCTGTAAATCTTCCAAACTTTCTATCAATGACTCGGACTCATCATCTACTCTCACCTTGTATAACTCAAAATCTTCATTTTCTGCCGACACCCATATCTTGTAGGCTTTTTCGTTGGACAATCTTTTCCAAACAAATCCGTCACTGAATACAATTAGGCTACCTGTTACTATCGTATTTTTCATAATCACTTTCTAATCTGTTACTCTGTAATAATAATCAAGCTCTTCTCCCTTAAAGTTGTTCATGGCATACTCGTCGGCTTCCCGCCACAACCGGTCATACAATGCAGCCAGTTCACGATTGCTTTCATAATGCTGCCAGATTTTATGATTCAATACCAGCGTCAATTCTGTAAAGAACTTATAATCGTCTTTCCATTCATTAAACGCTCTTTTGTAGGTATCTTTGACACCTGCTATACCATACTTGTTGGCTATGCTGAAATCTCCCCAAAAGGTGGTTATTAGGTCATAGCCGTTCTCCTGCATAAATTCTTTGAATGTCATAAACTATTATTTTAGGTATATAATTGCCTTATCTTATTAATGATCTCTTCCTTAAATTCGTAATACTCATATATACGACCTTTGTAGTCAGCTATCATTTCTTCAATCTTACTTTTGGATGCCCATAACCCATAATACACATAGCAATCCGATAATCTATCTACTGAAGAAACACCAATCAACATCATTTTGGAAAATGGATTTCCCTCTTTTTCCAATTCTTCTCTTGCTCTCTCTGTCACCGCATCCCACCATTGCCCTTCACACTTCTCTATCTCTCCGTTGTTAAGTACGATATCGAACTTTCTACCTCCGAAAGCTTCTCTTCTCTCATTTCTCTTTGCAAGGAAATCATAGAATATACCTCCTATCCTTCCAATAATGGTATCATCTCCGTACTTTGTACTAATTTTATCAGGCATTTCATCGAAGACGAGGTACTTATAGTCTCCTGATTCAACTACGTATAATAAATTCATGATCTATTCCTTTAGATGTAAGTTATGCCGCCAACCTTAATCTGCATTATATCGTTTTCAAGCATAATGAAATTATTTTGTTTTATGGATCCAAATATCAATCCATATACACTTACCGTATTAAACGGCCTAACAGTGTGAAAATCTTCATTTAGCTTTACTCTGTTTTTATCCCAATATCCCAAATCGTTGATAGTTATAGGGAATCCTCCTATGTTGTTATACCTGTAGTAATTGTTTTTATTGAAAACTATTTTCTTTATTAATAGGTTCCCGACGCTTTTCATGTTGAATCCGGACAACTCTATCTGTTCTGAAATATAATTAATCAAATTATTATGATACGTGTTTGGCTTATCTTCTCTCTTGTCAATGATTTTCTTCCATTTCTTCGTTAGTGGAACCCTAATATCCATATATGTATTAAATACTACTATGGTGGGACATTCTTCTTCAAACTTAGTTAAATCTTCTACTCTCATAATTATCAAACTTTTTCATTATCATACAATTCTCTTGTATATGGACTGTATATTGTTCCAGATTCTACTGCCCCTGGCTCTACGGCCATCAATCCTACACCTACCTCATAATACAATTCAAGGTCTATTGGCATCATCGCCTCCTTCTTTGCTTCTTCTTCGCTTAAGCCGGAAAGCATCAAACATTCTACTTTGTTTGCATATGCAATAGGAAACCTCTCTGGATCTAATCTTACTGAAATTATTTCAGCATCCTCTGCACTATTAAGAACTAACTTATTTTTCATATTTATATTGTTTTCGCTGTTCACTATCTGATTAATATATGGGCCTGGCCACAAACAGCCAGGCTGACCTCATGCCAGGGCGGGCTCCGCCTTACTCTGGCTGTTCCACCCACTCCCTGTATCCCACGTTAAAACCAATAGGATCATACCTTTTGATCATAGTGCCATAATTCTCTCTACCGCAATACCTGTTCTTTCCTCCAATGATCCATGCCTCATCGTCTCTATCTGGAGATAGAGAGTTAAGATACTTCTCATAATCTTTTCTACTCTTTCCCATCTTTGTCTTGATTTAAGCAATAGTTAATAAAATAAGCAACCTGTTCATTTTCCCCTGGATTGCTATAATCATAAAAAGTCATATCAGTATAATCCAGCATGACTACACGAAAATCGTTTTTTTTGACATACACTTCCGTTAAATACATAGAATTTCCATCAATTTCTATTATCACTGGAAACTGATCATCAAAGTCAAACACGTTATTAGCTTCTTGCCATTCTTTAAACTCTTTAAATTTTAGCTTTACGCTTCCACCGTTCTCCGTTAATGCTTCTTTGATGTACTTTAATCTTTTTGCATTCAGACTGACCTCTGCTTCTTCTATTTCTTTATACAATTTATTTAGATCCATATTCCACTATATTTATGTTGTCAAATTTTTCTTTTATAATATCCAAGGCGCCACACTCGTTTGTTATCATAGCATGCTTTCCTGGCTTCATTCTCCACAGATTAAAATACCTTGTCACATTCATAGTGGCATTAAATAATGATATTTCGTATCTTGTGTTCCCATTTTCATCATGTCCCGCTTTTTTAAAATAACATAGGGTCGGCTTGTATTTGAAATAATTAAAAAGCCTGTACCATCCCTTTCCGTTACATGTTTCACAATTCCATATTCCAGCAAGCTTCCTATATCCCCTTACCGGTATTCTCTCTATTTCTTTTGGTACGATCTTGACATACTTTCCTTCTCCGATTGGTATGGTTATATTACCTGCCTCTTTCGTGCAAAAGTATTCTATTTCAGATGCCATTCCTTTATACATATAGAACCGGTATAAGTTCCCGTCAGGGTCTACCCGATCCATGTAATATAAAACCACTTTGTCTACTTTTATCGTTTTCATTCCTTTATTCTCCTTATCTTTAAATTGTCATTCTTACAGTATTTCTTCAGCCAATCATCCGTTAGATAACGATTAACTCTATCATATTTCTTTTTCGGACCCTTGCTCCAGAATTTCCATTCGTTTGTAATATCGTTCCCATATTTATCAAACCAATAGATATAATATACTACGTTACCGTATAAATCCACTTTGTTTCTCTCCTGTATGATTACCTCGTAAGGCATTTCCTTGTCTCTTTTCTCCATCTTTATCCTCCTTTCTTAAAAAAAAAACGACACCTATCTTCACAGACCAGTGCCGGTAACTAACTTACCTGGAAAACTACTTAACCTCAACTAATTCTACAGAGTTGTAGAATTTAGTGAAGCTACCAACAAATTCTCTTATATTATTGTATTCTTCTGGTCGTTTTCTGTTATCGTCTTTTACATAATTTACCCACAGTCTATCCTCTATGTTCTTAATCGCATTCTCTATCGTAAATTCGTCGCTGACGCTCATTAAACACGAAGACCCGGTTTTCTTATGTGGTTTATATATCCTTGAAAAAGACCACATTTTTATTCTATCATATATATATCCGTTGTTGGGATAAACGAATCCTATCCGGCTGTCACCTTCTTTGGCGTAAAATACACCCGGCTCCTTTCCGCCCTTTCTATATACCACAAATCCTTTTTCTTTTAGGATCTTAACTACTTTATCTAATTTGTTTTCTACGTTCATTTTCATGCAAAAATTTAAAAACGACCCTCATTATATCTCCAAAGTTCTCCACCTTAACCCACTCATTAGCCACTGCTCTAAGTACAGACGTTTCGTATGTTGGAACATTGTCTTCTTCAATCATCTTACAGGAAGCCAGAACTCCTTCGGTCGGCTTTAGTCCACGGTCATGCAGCTCGCAGAGACCGTCTGGCCGGCGGAATGCGCACCACCCGTCTTTCTCTGTCGGCTGGATCATCGCTATTGGTTTTTCCTTCACTGCAAGATACCCTACCATCCACATTGTTTCTTTTAACCTATCAGCGTATCCGGCATCTATGATAGCCTCTATGTCTTTTGGCGTACCAATACAAGGAATCTTACACATGTTCTTGCATTTATCACATGTACAAGGTTGCTCCCATCTATTATGATCTATGCCTACCAACTTCTTTATCCGTTCTACTTCCTCTTTCATGTCACACTTCTTTCGTTAGTTTATCATAATATGCTTTCAATTCCGGTGAAGCATATTCCATAAATGCCTCAAATAAACATGGTACTTCTACTATCGCGTATATAGCGCACCCTTTCATCGTTGAAAGCTGTTCAAGATCATTACTGTACAGGCACGTAACATAAGCACCTACATTAAATACATGTAAATCTATCCTTACGTATTCCATACATAAAGATAATGACTTAAACAAATCCTTTACATCATTCTTATCAAAGAGTTCTACAAATTCTCTCAATTTCATCTTACTACCCTTTCCACGTGTTTAATTAATACTACTGCCATCCCTTTGCCGGTTTTTATCGCACATTCCGATCCTTTTATCCATTCTACACATCCTACATACTTTTCTGTAGAATGAAAACCTGGATTGTATTTCCCGGATGTACTAAACTCTACCGTATCCCCTACCTTCAGATCCTCAAAAGCAATAGCCCATGTGGTCCAAATTCTATCATGTCTTCCAGGCTGAATGGCTCCGATTACACCTTCCTTACGACCGTTTTTTATTGCCTTTAGTATTATCTTTCTATCACCTTCAATAAGGCTGCAAAAACGCCCATAAAAGGTCAAATCAACCTGTTTTCCTCCTATTTCTTCTCTTATTTTTGTTATTCTGTTCATTTTCTGATTTTGTTTTATTTTTTTCTTTGTTTTTTCTATCTTCTATAGAAGATGATAATAACATTATCTTTTCTATGTTACTTTTTGACTGTAAAAAAGAATCGCATTTCATTACTACTACGATCTTCTTAAGTTCTCCATTATCATACAGCGATACACGCATCATGTTTTGCGCCTCGTCCACTATCAGACCTGGAGTAGTCTTAGCCATTTTGCGTAGCTTATTATACTCCGGTCTTTCCATTTCCTCTGTTTATTACTCTATAGTATTTATCTTTATCTCCCTCTTCCAACTTCTCCAAATAGAAAATTCCATCATGCAAATGAGACAAACAAAACCTGTATCCGTATTTCTGCGTTCTTCTTACATGATCCCGCAATCTTATCTCTTCACTTTTGTCTTGTACTTTGATTTTAATACTGTCTCCTTCTTTGATTGTGTATAAAATAGTTTGAATCTCTTCTTTTTTCATCTTATAAAATATTTTAACGGCAGCACCTATACTCACGCACCACTACTGCCTTATGTTTAACAATTAAATACTTAACTCTTCAATGGTCAAGCCTTTTTCTTTTGCCCATTTTAACATCGAGCATAATTCTGTTTCTGATTTATATTTCGGATCACGCCACGCCCATCCGAATTTATCCAGGACATGATGATATAATTCGTCGGCCTTTGCCGTGTAAATGTCTTTGAATAAATGCTCCGAACCTTCCGGTATAAGCATCTCTGTTGTTGCAAAATCGGAATACGATAAACATCCGTAAGCATATTCTGTTATTTCACTCCACGCTTCTCCGGCTTTAAATCCAAATTCTTTTACAAAAGCCAAAGTTAGATACATATTTAATAATATTGTTACATCATATCCCGAATCTGACTTTCTTTCTATTATTTTCTTTTCAAATTCCTTTAAATCTTCAGGTCCTAAAAAGATGTATCCTGATACCGACCGATAATTAGCCTCCGCATACTTCTTGCATTTATCATCATTAACAATCTTACCAATGTTAGATAACATCTTTTGCCTCCATTCATCACAAAACTCTACCTCTACGTTTATCCAATCGGTACCATAATTGTATTCTTTTGGATGTCCGACCGATATTACCTTTATGTTATTCACACCATATTCATAAAGGCGTTCGCCCACCTTATTCGCCCATTCCTGCACAAAAGGAATAAACTTATTGCAATAAGAATCAAAATCAAAATCTAATTCCTCCTCATATTCCGGCATCTCTTCATAATCTTTTTCAAAGAAATATCGAGGATCTGCTATTGTTTCATAGAAACTTACGTTAATGAAACAAAACTCGTTGGTTGTCGTTTTTAATATCACAGCTTTTTGTATTTACGTACATTTTTCTTGCCATAGAATCTACACATGGCACGAATCTGACTATAAAATACTTTTGTCCTCCTGGCCTCAAAGTATTTAAACATTTCTTCATTCTTTGTTTCCCAAACGTAATCCGTTTGGGAACTCATATGATTTTTGTCCTTGCGTGAATAATGGTAATATGATACCACAACACGTTTCGCGCCATTCCTTACAGGTACGATATTCACATCTATGTTATTATCTGTCATATTATTATTGTTTTATGCATTATACAAATACAAAGAGCGCATACCTTCACAGGCCGGCGCTCCTTTCAATAAAAATAAAAAAACTAACATTAACATAAAAATCCGTTTTCTACTTCTTATGTTTTAATCTTTTAATGGCATCCTTCCTTGAGTATGCCATTACTTTGGTTCCATTAATGTCAAATTCTTTTTCTATTCTGACAATCTTTTCTCTTCTATATGTAGATTGCATTCCTTTTCCCCTTTTAGTATTTAGCACAAAGGCATCATCTCCGCACATTGCAGCTATTATCATAGGGAGCAACAGACCTCTGTATTTCATATTTTCCCTCCACAATTATTATATCTGCCATATTCGTTTCTTCCATCATTCCGTATTTCAAAAATCATCTTCTTATGATCTTTGCCTGGTAACTTATCCTTAACAGCCGATATTACGCCCGCTATAGACGTGAATCCCGAATCTGTTATTGAACACAGTAACACACCTCTGTCGGCTCCGGTGCTTATCGCTGACGCCTTTATAATATCATTCTTATATATTCTCATAACTTTTTTGTTTTATTGTTTGTGAGATGCCCAGAATCGAACCAGGACCGGCACATACGCACCGGCACGCCGCGTCATCCCCTCTATGATGCAGAAATAGGCATGCCTATCCTCACGAACCGACAGGCCAAAACCCAAAACTTAATTTGATGAATAAAATAGATTAACAAAAATACTATTCTAATTCTTTTATAATATCTTTCACAATATTCAGCCTTACCTCCTTCGTCTCTGGACTAAGACAACCAAACCACCCATAAAACGTTCTTGTTTCCTCTGGTTCTGTGGCCATACTTATCTTCTCTTCCAATTCCGGGAAATATATTCTCACCATTTCGTCTGAACGAAACTCATAGATATTTTTATGTGTTTTGAAATACATAAACACTACATTTCTTAACGCAACACATATGTATTCCCCATCCTCTAACCTATCAATCATCTCATATACCTTTTTCCATATGAATAATCGCTCTTCTTTTGTAAACATAAATTCGGCATCGCAGCAAACTATTTTATCAACTTCAATCTTCTTCTTCTTTATTTTTGTGGTATTATTTGACTGTATGCAGACTTTTCCATGTACACAACACTATGTTCCTGTCCAAACATTTTCTTTGCCGCCTCTTTCTTTATCGCACAATATCTTCCTGTACGATACGGATTCTTTTGATCTGATCCATCCTCGACTTCGATAATAAAACAGCCTCCGTCATCTATTATCTTTTTGCAATCGTCACATACTCCGCCCGTGCATATATGATGCGGCGCCTGACCTTTGATATTATTTCCTAATAAAGCAATCCCCATCTCTTCGCCACATATCATGCAGACTTCTATAGACGGATTCAATCCGTGCTCTGGGTGTAATGTGATACCATCTTTCATTTTCTTTCCTCCTTTGTTTTTAATGTTGTGTGAGATCGCCGGAATCGAACCGACCTGCTGCACCATGAATCCCATAAAGCAAACGCTCCGATCTTCGCAGACGGGAGCGTTCTGTCTAAAGCATAAGAAAATTAATGAAGAAAATTTTTCTCACTTACGACATAGCATCTAAAATAGCTATCAACACTATTTCTATGACAAGCATAATAGAGAATGTCTTAAATATCTTTTTCATATCTCCTCCTTTTTTATCTGTTCTTTTCACGTTCCACAATAAACTGTTCCGGCTCTGCTCCGACCTACGCCCTACCTACAACCGCAGGCCTTAGCCCAAGACGCCGCCTACTCCCCCTCTATGGCAGCCTGTTCGTACCTACAAATCCGGTCTCCATCTACACAACTAACACTACGCGATAACAAACATTTATCCTTATAACAATCATAAAAAATACACCTCTCACAACTGTAATCCTTGACGTCTACACAGCTAACTACCTTAGCATATACTATACCATCACTGCCTTCTATTCCTTTCACCCCAAAAATAGAACCTTCTACTTCTTTACTCAAATCTAAATCGGGTGCAAAATCATATACGTTCATACCATCCATATTTTAATTGTTAAACATTCCTCTTAAAAAAAAATACTCACATAATGCAGTCCTTAGCCCTTAATCTGTTGGAAGGAACCTATATTATGCTGTTTTAAGCTCCTGTTATACTTGATTTTGTGGAAATAATCCACATTATGCTGTTTTAAAGCACTGTAGGTCTTAATTTTGTGGAAATAATCCACATTATGCTGTTTTAAAGCACTGTAGGTCTTAATTTTGTGGAAATAATCCACATTATGCTGTTTTAAAACGCTTATCTATTGAAGTTTGTTGGATTGAAGTTTGTTGGATTGAATTTTGTCGGATTGAAGTTTGTTGGATTGAATTTTGTCGGATTGAATTTTGTCGGTAGGAAGTTTGTTGGATTGAAGTTTGTTGGTAGGAATTTTGTTGGATTG